TGAGCACCTGTTAATCCGCCCTGAATACCTTGTATTCCCTGAATACCTTGAATACCTTGAGTACCTTGTGCACCTTGAGCACCTTGTGGTCCCTCAAGACCTTGTGGGCCTGTAAACCCAATCGGGCCTGGCACACCTTGTGCCCCAACAGGTACTTGTTTTGTTTGAGACCCGCAACATCTTTTTGCACCTAAATAATTAGAATATGACGACATTTATTATGATATAATATTTTATAATATTTTATATATTTGATTTTTTGTTATGTTTAAGGTTTACGATTAAAGTTTACGATTAAGGAATCGGAAATGGTCTCTGTGTCTTGGAAACTGCCAAAGGCACTGGCATAATAATATCCTGCTTCTTAAAAACATTCGCACTTGATAAACATTTTAATTCAGGTCTCAATGGACTCACAGGGTCTACTAAATTAGTTGAGCCTATACCAAACAAAAAGGTTTCAATGTCAACCGGGTTATAAGACAATGTAGACCAGGGCATCTGACCAGGATTTAGGCCATTGCCTGCCAAGCGACTATCATATGCTAGACCATTGGCACCATTTGTATATAATTGCCACGATTCAGATTGTGTATTTTGTCTTTGGTCTTGACAATAATTTCCGGGTGTATTTTTATTTCGTGTCGAAGCCATTAATAATATTACTATATGATAATATTATTTTGTTTATGTTTTTAATATATTGATTAATATCTTGATTAATATTTTTATTTTTAACTATACAAAATTACGGTTAAAATTTTAGCCTTTATTTCATCCATTAACTCGCTACCAAAAGTATCATTTAATAACAAATTACAAATCCATTGATGTGTCATATAAAACACCTGTTGGCTAAACATTGTAATAAATATTAAATAATCCGAGTTGCGTTTTAAATGTAATAATTCTTCTTCTGTTTTTGCATTACTTTTATCCATAAATTGTTTCCCTACATCTAGCAAAAATAGATTGAACATGTCATATTTTAATAGCCGTTCAAATAATAACTGCATTCCGGTGTCCATTTTAGGGTCTTCTAAACTTTCAGCGTCAAATACCGAAATTAGCTCATCGCGATACAATTTGTCGCAAATATAGGAAATATCAGTCTTGGTATATTTGTAATCGTCATCTTCTTCTAAGGGTGTTTCTTCTCTTTTGTCTAAAAGCTGTAATAATTCATTTTCAATGGTGTTATATTTTACTATAAAATCTGTTTTATACATTTATAGTAAATTATTATTCAAAATCTTTATATCATTTTCTATTTTATCGTTTGTTATTAGAATACATATCCCTGTCTCTTGTTAGTTCCCTTGATGGCACTCCTCCTCTTATCCATCCTTGTGAAGCATCTGACTCAATGATATGGTCGGAGTTCTGTACAGTTTTCTGCATCTCTGGAATCAAAGGCGTGGTTCTGTATCTAAGATGGCTCTTCTCAGTCAGCTTAGTTATAGAACGCTTGTTGGTAACAGCCTCACCTTGTTGGATTTGGGCTTCTAAAGCCGGGTCAACGGCGCCTCTTCCTAAATAAGGAACAGTGGCAAATGGGCGCTGAAACAAGTCTATTCTAGCCTTCGGCGCAGTTTGAACTGAACCAATAAGGAGTTTTGAACTTTCGTCAATGTTTGACCCACACATATCTGAGCCCATACTGCCTGAATATATAATTCCGGGTTGCGTTGTTGCTAATTGCATCGCCTTTGACATATTACAGTCCGAAGTAAAGTAATTTTGGAGCAAATAGGAGCAAGCCTGTGAGTTTTGGATTGAATTGATATCTTGCGAGCATTCATCGTTGCCGATTCTTCCCATTGTATTAAATGTAAAATTTGAAACGTGAGCCATTTTATATATTACTACAATAAAAATAAAAAAGAATAATTTAATTTAAATGTTTTTGTGTTTCTAAATGTCTTTGATATAAAATATTTACAAAACAGCCAAAATCACATTTCTCGCAATAAAAATTAAACTCGTTTAATCTCTCTTCTTTTGTAGCGTGTTTATTAAGATAATGTAACTTTAAATTTGTGGTTTTAGTTGGCTTATAATCGCAAAATTTGCATTTTTCATCTAAAGTCTTATCGCTCCTGGGCTTTCTCTTTTCCCCAGTATGCCTTTTACATATTATATGTTCATTCCATTCAGACAAATAATTACATTTAAACATACATTTTTCACAATTAAAATTAAATTCCATTTTATTAAATTATATTATTTTATTTCTAAATGGTTTAGGAATATCTTCTATATATAGTATATAATGACAGAACGAATTAAATATGACATTCAACGTCTTCAAAATTATTGTAGTGAACATAATTTGTCACTGATAGATGATTACATAGATGTGTTTTTAACAAAAAATACACCAATTAAGGGCAAATGTAATAATTATGATTGCAATAATAATTTTGAAAAAGTTTTTTGTGAATTGCTCAAAACAAACGGTTATTGTAGAGACTGTACTTATGAAAACGCAAAGGTTAAACGCAAAGAAACTTGTTTAGAAAAATATGGCGTGGAGTGTGTAATGAAATATGCTCAAATAAAACAAAGTTGTATTAAAGTTGCAAAGTATAATTATGAATTGTTACAAATATTTTTACAAGAAAATCCCAACATAAAGATAAATAAAGATTATTCAAATGAAAAAATGAATGCTCATTATAAATTGGAGTTTTTATGTAAAAATACGGATTGCTCTCAAGTAGTTTCTAGAGATTTTTATAAATTAATTAATATGAGTCTATTATGTATGGATTGTAGTAGAATAAACGCAAAAGAAATAAGGAAACAAACTAACATAAAATTGATTGGGTGTGAAAATTATTTTCAATTAAAAGATGTAAAAGAAAAAATTAAAGAAACAAATAAAAAAAAATATGGGGTAGAATATTGTGCACAAAATCTAGAAATAGCAAACAAAATGTTATCAACAGGTATAAAATTTAAAGATTATGTATTTCCTTCTGGAAGAACTGAAAAAATTCAAGGTTATGAAAATATTGGATTGGATGAATTAATTAATATTGAACATATCAATGAAGATGATATAATTGTTGGTTGTAAAAATGTTCCAACCATATGGTATACTACTAATGATGGTAATAAACATAGACATTATGTTGATATATTTATACCAACACAAAATCGGTGTATTGAGATAAAAGGTGAATGGTTTTATATACGAGACAAAGATATATTAAAAATTAAAAAACAAGAAGCAGAAAAATTAGGATATAAATATGAACTATGGGTATACAATAAAAAAAAAGAAAGAATATATTGTGACGTCTAATGGTATTAAATTAAAATATATCTGTAATTATCTTGTACTCTAGCAAATGCACCATCTGGACCTGAACTCTTACCTGAAGGCATTTCGGAGTATAACCAATTGGCAAACGCTCCTTGGTCTGAATCCACACGGGTGTTGGCTGTACTATAGAATCGCATCATAGACTTGTCTAAATCATAATTGTCCTTAAGGTCGCCGTAAAGCTGCTTATTTGTGCTATCAATTGACGGGTATAACATCTGTGTTTGTTTCTTTACAGCGGTCGTAATATCTTCAGAAACGTCCGGATTAAAACTGGGAGCCGCTGCTTTACGGTCGGGGTCATCCATAATATCAGTCAGCAATACATTTCCGAAGGGATTCTGCTTAGTTGTCGGATGAAACTCAGTGCGCAACACGGTTTCCAATGTTATAGGATTGGTCGTGAATGATGAAGGTGTTATCTTTTTGCCGTGCTTATTGTTCTTCTTTTTATTTTGGATTGAATCTTGATTATCATTCTTATCTTGATTTAAAAAACCCTCTGTTAAATTTTTGACAATGGTCTGCTTTCTGTATTTGTAAAATGAAAAAATAATTGCCAAGGTAATCAACCCAATAATAACAAAATGGTGTTTCACAGTAAATACAAATCCTAGAATAGATAGCAGTATAACCAGGCGACTAATTGCGTTTAACTTGGATTCAAAAGACATGGTTGGTTGAGGCCAGACTTGTAAAATAGAATCAGTATTAAATAATATTGTTGGTTCATTTGACCAAAATGGAGTCGTCATTATATATATACTTTTCTTATAAAATTGTATAATAAAATATATTGTATTTATTATACACTATTTTCCTAAAATGCCAAAAGATTAGAGTTATATTTGTGTTATACAATATAAATATCAATAAAATATTAATTACAAAATTCTAATTATTTCTTGGATTTTTTCTTTTTCTTATCCGCGTTACTAGTAGTAGCAGTATTACTTACATTGGCTGTAGGTTTGGCTCCTCTAGGTGTTCGCTCAACCTTCTCACCCGTACTAAAAATTTTGATAATTTCCTCTTCAGATAATGCTGGTTTATCGGAAGCAGGAGCAGAAGGGGTCTTTGGTTGCTCTTTTGCTTCCACCTTAGCTCGCATTCGCTCCTTCATCTTTGCCATCTTCATATTCTTATTCATTTGTGCCTCCATTGCACCCATATTTACCTTTGTATTCTTCCCTAAACCCGGCATTCCCATTTGACTAAATATCTTGGACATATCACCCATTCCAGGCATATTCTTCATTTGATTCAATAAGTCCATACCTTCACTCATAAGTTCACTTTCCTTTATTTCACCCGACTTGATTTTACCCTCAATCTTGCCACCAATGTTTTTAACCATATTCATCAGTTTACCCGGATTCTTAAATAGTTGTTGAAACACATCCTTAGCATCCTTTGTCTCATTTATGTCAATGTCCAATTCTGAAGCAGTTTCTTCAGCTAGCTCCATTGCCAACTTGCCCAATTTGCCGTCCATCATACTAGAAATATGTTTATGTAGGTCTTCGGCATTTGGCATCCCAGTTCCCTTGTCACCAGTATTATCTGGTTCATCTGTATTATCAGCTTCTCCTTCACCTTCTTCTTCTTTAGACGAAAAATTATCAAACATTGTCTGCATGTTTTGTAAAGTTTCAGACAACTTGCTCTTGAGCTCATCTTCATTAATTGCTTCAAATAATTTTGCTGTGTCTCCAAAATCAGTGCTATTATGAACTGAGCCAATCACTGAAAATAACACAAGCTGTAAATATTTCCACACAGTTTCTCTTGTGTTATCACTGATGTCACACTTCCACAATTGTTTGAATACAATGCCTGGCAAAAACTCGGTATTTACTTCAGAATTATCATTAAAAATCTCAACATTTTTATACAAAATATCAAAAAAACGTTCTGGTAGTACTTTGACACAATGACGAAACACAAATGTTAGTTCGCCCTTTGCTCTAGGATTTACATTTGCGTCTGCACCTTCTTTGGGTTGAGTTTCAGAATGTAAATCCGGAGTCCACCAGCGTTTAATTAAACCACTATACTCTGGAAAGGTAATAACAATATCTGAAATAAAATCATTCATAATTTTATTAAATTCGGTGGGAATTGTTAGTTCTTCTACAGTTTTCTTTGTTGAATCGGACATTTATATATTTCTATTAATGAATATATATTTAAATCAAACTAACAAAAATATATATTTAATTCAATGAGTATTTATCTATTGTCACTGCCTTTGCCACATTTTTAACAATTTTCTCTATATTATCTTGCTGCTCTTCCGTTGTTGTACCTGACATTGAATTCATAACAATTTTGTTGTATTTCACATTTTGTTTTGTTCTTGGGTCCTGACAACCAGGATTCTCCTTAACCCATTCATTAATTTGCTTAATATTTTTGAAAGCCACTTGTTTAATAGCTTTTTTTAGATTTACCTTATCATCGTCTTCTTTTGTCCAGCAATTATTCTCTTTTATATACACAGTTTCGCGTTTTAAATCGCTGCAATGTATGGGTCTTAAATATGTTTCTAAATTATTTAGATTCTTCAATAAAATTTTAGAAACACCATCGGCATAGTCCATGTGCGCAAAATTCTCCAAATCAGACATTTGTATCTTAATGGACTCTACAAACTCACTCATATTCATGGCATCCTTGCATTTATCATTTAAAAACACATTCAAATTAAAGGAATTGTTATTACAAATTGTATTATTAGAATTTATACTATTGTTAGTTGTATTTGTATTTGTACTCGTATTTGTCGTAAAATCCTTCTTAATTAACTCCATAATTAAGTTTTTAAAATCAGCATTGTCCTTCATTAAATACTGTATCAGTTTTTCATTTGTTACTATATCTGTTTCTAAAGTATTGGCATCAGTTTTGCATTGAACACATGTATTTTTATGCTTCCAAAGCCCACTTATAGATTTATATTCTTTGCCACATTTACAGTCAAAATGCGTTTTATTTATTTCCAGCAAATTTCCATTGACACTGACTGAATGTTTACGGGTTGCCAAGTGTCTGCTATAATCATATTTGTTACAGCATTTATAGTCACATGCTGAACAACTATATTCTTTTGCGTTTTTTTGCGTTAAATTTATTTCCTCGTTTTCCATTTACGCCTTAATATCACCAAATATTTTATTTTTTGAGAAAAAATGTAAAAATTATCGTCACGATTTTTTCAGACCAAAAAAATAATTGTGAGCTTCTCAGTAACAATGTGAAAAAACACGTGTTTTTTGAAACTTTTTTCGGGTTTTCATTTTTGGACATTTATAAATGTCCAATTTTCGTTTTCCTTTTTACTTTTTGGTTTTGTTTTCTTTAACTTTTCAAAAATAGGAAAATAAATAATATAATAAATTATTTATTTTACCAATACTTTATATGAATACTACAAATACTAATATAAATAAAACAAGGGAACCAATTGATTTGCATAGCAAAACTGTATTAGGAGAACCAATTGATAATATTATATTTTTTTTGTCTCTTGTATTACCATTTATAAATGAAATTGCAATTGTCTTAAGAAAATCTGGGTTGCCTATGTTTCATAATTTATATAAAACATGCGTTCATAGTGAAATTCTGTTATTATTATCGGAATCATGTAAAAAGAATAAAAAAATACATTGTACAACCAAGGATACAATTCAAGGATTACTTATTGATGCTCTAGCATATTTAGGTATTTTATTGAATATTAGTAGAAACACAATAAAATATGGATATATAACTGGTGTAATAAACGGTTTTATTTTAATTATTTTTTCAATTATAATTCCAAATCTATATTTAGCTCATATAATACATAATACAAAACAATTTTTAAATACAGAATCTGCTATTATAACTATTATTATTGGAATAATATGTATTGCATTATTAATAATTATTACAAAAATAATTCAAGAATTAATTAGTGAAAAATTTAAAAATTATAGAATTGATATAAAAAATGAACCTGTCATAAAAAATAAAACACAACAAGAAATCATAAATTATCTAGATTAAGTTAAAATAACTCAGCAATTTTTGATAAATTCTGAATGTATTTCATTGCCTTTGCCTGATTATCTTGTCCCATGTTTCGAATCGGGTCACGTAACATATTAATATATTCCATTATATTATCAGATTGTGCATAGTCGCCTAGGTCCGTTGTATAATCCTTGTTTAAAAAGAAACTAATGTCACCTTTTTCAATTTGACTTTTATACGGAGTTGCAATATAATTAATCCAAATTTTTATAATCATTTTTGGATTGGCGCGACGTATAGTTGATAGCGCGTTTTTGGCCGCCAGAATTCTAACATTGTCTGGAAACACGTTGCAAATATCATTGATAAATTCATTAAAATGGTCATTAAAAATAGTAGTAATATTTGGATTTTTTGCTGCAGACATCTTGTTATTAAATGTAAATTATTACGTTTCTTTTAAATCTTTTTTATAATTAAAAAATACAATATAAAAATTGAAATTAATAATATTAATACTTAAATTTGTATTATTATTATAAAGAACATATTATATTACAAAATGGACCCCAAAATGTGCAAACCAGGACAGCGTTATTTATTCTATGACAGGCAACGTAATATCCAGTTTAGAGCCTGCTTTTTAGATATTATCCGACACACACTTCGTCTCACAAAATATCAAAAAAAAGAGTATGATAGTTGTATGTCTGGAATGGTGACAATGCCGCTTGGATGGATAGAAAAGGTAGAGACGCTTGAAATAATAACCGAAAGCAACCTCTTGATACCATCGGAAATATTAATTGAGATTGATGAATTTGTATAGGGCCAAAAATAAATACTATAAACCTAAAAATTAGAAAATAACAAAAAACTATTTAGAGCTACAATACTAATAATAAATAGAAATGGTACCTAAATATATTTTTTGCCAGTGTATGAAACCGTGGAAATTATGTATAAATAAACAAAAAAGTTATAAATTAGATGTCCGGGGGATTATTGATATGGATAAGTTAAAATGTGAAAAACAATGTGACGCAAAACGTGGAACGAATAATGTCAACTACGATTTTATAAAAATGCGTCCTACAGATACAAAATTTGTATGCCGATTTTCAGATAAGAAACTATAAAACTTCAAAATCTATCCATTTACCATCCTTAAAGTAAATAATATCACATTTTTCATCATTTCGTTTTAAAAACTTTGTAAAACGGCTATGTGTCTCTTTGTTAACAATTATAGTATCATTTGACCCAGGATTACAACTACCGCAGAATTTCTTACCATCAATAACTGTAATATATTTTTCGGATATAACACAACATTGACAATCATCACAAGTTAAATTTACTGCTCGTTCGTCTTTTGATTCGTCAATAAAATCATGAATTTCCATATATCTTTTTATTTCATTTATTAAACAATTATATAATTCATCCTCGTGTGCCGAACCATATTCTATAATAGTATCATCAGACATAACGTCAAATATAACATATGGTATTAATGTAGTCATTGTATTATTGTTATTATATTTATATTTATTTTTACAAATAAATAGATTAAAAATATTAAAATCAATTTTTAATCTATTATTTTATTTCTTATTATTTTATTTATTATTTAAAGCCAGATAATTCTTGCTCTCTCTTTCTTTGAAGTGCCTCTACACTCATCTCACCATCCTTGAGCTTATCATTCTTATATTCAGTATCATCTTGCGGTAAGTGCATTGTCAAATTCATAGAATCATTTAGCGACACATAGTTGTGCATTTGCCTTAATCCACCATTTCCCTTGACACTTAATTCATCGTCGCCTTGGTCCAAAAAACTGTAATTATCCGACGCAATTCCGCTACTAAATAACCCTCCCCCACTGAATCCAAAAGCCGATGGTTCCATATTATTTTTAGTCGCTTGCTGAACTTGAACCTGTTGTGTTGGTTTAAAATGATTATAAATTTCATCACCATAAACTACTTTGTAATTCTGATTTAATAGTAGTAAGGCTGGCACTTTTGTAACATTTTCAGGCATAATAATTTTCTGACCATTTTGAAGAACAATAAACATCTTGCCACTTGGGTCTTTTACACGGTTGTCAATACAAATGAAGTGAATATCCTTGGCCATTTGAGTTTTAGACACAGTTTGAAGCAACTTTTTAGACGGTTCGCAATAATTACTATAATAAAGAATACTGCTCATTAATTTATAATAGATATTTAAAAATTTATTTTTAACTCATTTTTTTAAACAAAACAAAATAAATAAAACAAATAAATAAATAAGAACAAAATAAAAATTGAATTATTCTTATTTAAAAATAACCATATTATAATATAAATACAATGAGTGCTAGAATTGAAAATTTAAAGGAATCCGACGAAGTATTAACATTTACCATTGCCAGTTTAGATGTTAGTTATATAAATGCGATACGTCGGACAATATTGTCAGACATTCCAGTTGTTTGTTTCAAGACAACTCCATATGAGGAAAATAAGGCAAACATTTTAATTAATACAACTCGGCTAAATAATGAGATACTAAAACAGCGTCTAAGCTGCATCCCAATTTGTATCAAGGACTTGGAAATACCAATTAAGAATTATGTGCTAGAGATTGACGTTGAGAATAGGACAGATACCGCAATCTATGTAACTACTAAAGATTTCAAAATCAGGAATACGACAACTGATTCGTATTTGGATGAAGGCGATTTAAGAAAAATATTCCCGGCCTATGTGCCACCAACGGGTAAGGGAGAGTATTTTGTAGACTTTGTTAAACTGAGACCTAAGCTCTCGGAAGAGTTGCCGGGTGAGAGAATAAAATTAACTTGTACTTTAACACTTGGCACAGCAAGAGATGACAGTTCATTTAACGTAACAGGCACTTGCGCTTATGGTTGCACTCCAGACGAGACAAAAATTGTTGAGGAATTGGCTAAAAGGAAGCAAAAGTGGGAAGATGAAGGTAAGTCAGAGGCAAATATTGCGTTTGAAGCGGCGAATTGGAAGTTGCTAGAAGCCCTTCGTTATGTCAAGCGCAACAGTTTTGATTTCATTCTACAAACAGTTGGTATTTATGAAAACACCGAAATAATTATTAAAGCGTGTCAAATAATGATGGATAAGTTTGTTGATTTGAAGCAATTGTTGGATAAGGATGAGATTGAAATAAAACCTTCCGATTCTACATTGGATGCGAGTTATGATATTATTCTAGAGAATGAGGATTATACAATTGGCAATATATTGAATTTTGAATTGTATGATATTTATTACAGAGATTTAAAGAAGCTGTCGTATGTTGGCTTCAAAAAGATGCATCCGCACGACAGTCACAGTATTTTACGAATGGCATTTATAGAGCCAACCTCAGGAAAGGATACTGTAAGACAAATGTTGTCATCAGTATTTGAAGGCGCGTTTAAGGAGCTTAGTCATATTAAGGGTCTGTTTGATGGCGGCAGAAAATAAAGCAAAATATTTACACCGTGAAAATTTGTTAAATGAGTTAAAAAATGTGTTTTTTTGTTTAAAACTATATTATAAACAAAAAATGATTAATACAGAAGATGATGATTATTATTATGAAGATTACAAGGATTACAATGACAAAAAGTGGACAACTGATAATATTAAAACATTGGTTCAATGGAATTGTATTGCGGCATATAATATTGAAGTCCTTGATATGTCTATAACTATGTATCAGAAATATATGAGGTGGAATGTTATTTTTGGACTCATTATGTCAACATCTTCTGGAGCAATTAGCGCGTCCAGATTTGGTGCCAATTCAAATAACAACTTAGTAATGTCATTTAATTATGTATTTACATTTATGGCATTTTCTATTGCTGTTTTTACAGGTGCCATAAAAATTTATCAGGTTCAGGAAAATTTAGAAACATTTATTCGTGTTAAACAGGAATGGATAAACTTTAGTACTTTACTTGTAGCCGAGTTTCAGTTACCATTGACCGAACGCCAAGATGCGGTGATTCTTATAAAAAATAACAAAGGCAAGTATCTAGATTTGTTAAAAACTCCCATTAATGTTCCAAAAAGAATTCGTGAATACGGTGAAGAAAGAATTAAACAATCTACCCGGAAAGCATTAGACAAAAGTGGATTTGACGTGGGACATGAATTGGTGGACATTATATATCATATGAATACAAGACTACTTTTTGATGTTGATAATTTAGTTAAGTACAATAAAAACGGCCTTAGTAAACAGTTAAACACGCTTAGTAAAAATAATGATGTATTATTATCTCCATCTAATATAAATCTAATACCAGAAACAATTACCAGAATAAGAAAAAACAGTTTTTGTATACAAGCCAAACAAATACAAAACACACATAATATAAACAACATTGTTATAACAGATGATAATGTTGGATTAACAATTGAAGAATTACAAAAAGGTAATGAAAACGGTATTATCATTGATGATTCACAAAGTTCTGACGATTCTGTATAAATAATATATTATTACGTTCCTGTTTTCTTTAAGTTGTTCTAGAATATATATTTTCGCAAAAGATAAAATAAAAAATATATAAATTTTAATTAAATAAATATAACAAATATATAAATTTACAACAAGGTATGTTTAATTATGCCGCTTTGGTGCTCCCATCCACCATTCCATCTCCATCCAAAATGTCTATATGCGTCCTCTTTAATTCTGAACAAAACTTCCGGTTCTTTTGCTATTACAAGTTCAAATATATTTACGTTTTTTACTTGACCCTTATGTATTTGTGCTTCTACACGTTCAAGACTACACTGAATTACAACTCCTTCACATTTCCAAGGACCTCCCTTTGCTTCTTTGGTAAAAACGCGATTTCCCACTCCTACAAACATATCACATTTTCCACTTCTTTGACCATTGTATCTCATAACGAGTACCTGGCTACCTTGATATGATTTCCTATCACTGTACTCCCCGTCATCGGTTAAATTAGACCAAAGAGAAACAGGTTCTGCCATTTTATCGTTTTATAAATTTTAATAAAGATATTTATATGAATAATTATAAACAAAAATTATATAATAAAAAAATATTTCAATTTTTATTTTTGTATCTCTTGTAAAACACGCAATCCACTATTATATGCTGCATGTAAAGACCCATAGTAAACAGGGTCAGTATATTCACCAGCAAAGAATATACAATTGTTGATACTTTTACAAACATTATGAACATCTTCGTCTGTAATATTTGTATCGTGATATGAATATGCTCCTTGGCTGAACTTATCTTCTTCCCATCGTGACACGTGTCAAGCTATAGGGTCAGGTAAATGTGGGTAATAATTTCGCATTTGGGACAACATATCATCAAGAAGTTCTTCATCCGGTTTTCCAGTTAATGCCCATCCAACTTCAGCTGGACAAATGGCTTCTAAAATCGGTTTGCCCTTTGAATACTGATAGTTATTCCATAGAATAAATGGACTATATGTTAGTATCATTGGACAATTCGCAAACATCCCGTCAAGTGAATCCTTACCAAATTCCATTTGGATTTTCTTGTAAGAACCCATTTTGATTTTGGATAGAGCATCTTTATGTGAATTGTCAAGAGGTGGACTAAAACGAATATCTTTTAGTGGACCGGGTGGCACTGTAATACACAATTTGCTACAATAATAAAAATTATTATCATTTGTATGTATTTCTACAAAGCAGTCATTTTTTCCATCATCATTGCCATTATAATAGATGATATCTGTTACTACCTTATTATACAATACTTTATTTTTTATATTCTGATTTTTCCCTTTATTCAAAATACCATCTAACAATGTTTTGGCACCATTTTTAAACAAATAATGAGGACCACCATAGTCACCAAATAACGCATTTTGATAATTGGCTTCATTTAAAAAAGACGTAGACACATTTTTGACACTTCCACCACACCAAACTTCAATCATATATAGAAAACTAGATATGTCCTCTTTGGAAATAGCACCTTCGGAGTCTTTAGACTCTGAAAACCCATTAGTAGAATCCAATTCTAAAAATGCATCATAAATTGTCTTATCTGTTTGAAGAGCAATTTTTTGAGCAATTTTATTCCACTTTACGGCCATTTGTTGCCGATATTCCTCGGTTAAAACACCATTGGTAGAAAGATATTTGATGGCAACATTCTCTGGATGCATCCATGGATTACAACTGGCGACTGGTATCATATTATTATAGTCAATAAACTGATTCAATGGATTATTTTCAGACCCATGTAACCAAGCAGCACCCATATCCATATTGTCTTCATTTGTATAAACACGTCCTCCAATTCGGTCACGGGCTTCCAAAATTAAAAAATCTTCTGATAATTCAGAAGCAATAGTTAACCCAGATACTCCTGCTCCTATTATGATTACCGGTCCCTCAAGTTTTATATATATTATTTTCCATAAACTATATAAATCCCCCAACTCATAATAGTGCTTAAAATCATCTATTTCTAATAACATTTTATATGTATCAGTATCCAACAAACTAACAATCTTTTGTACTAATAATGTATCAAAATCAACTGATAAATGATTATATTTTGCCTGCGTAGAAACGCTATAATTCTCTATAAAGTCATATTCCTCCTTATAAGAATCATTTTTCAACAATATTTGCTTAACATTTTCCTTGAATTTAACAAAATTCATTAAGACAGTTCTATATATTTAAGCTCCTTAATATTTTTATGTCTTTTTTATAAAATAATATGTTGTATCAGTTAAACATCGTAATGAGTTCAATATCAAAATCGCTTAGAAAATCGGTACCATAGATGTTATTAGGCATACTACGATAGTGTTCTATATACTCCTCTGCCGAAAATGTTTGGTCTGACGTGTATAACGTCATACGTATCTTTGTTTTCGGGTCATTGTGTAACCGATAATGTTTGACAATTTTACTTATTTTGTCGAAATTCGCATCCACTTCTAATTCCAACATGGTCTCATCCATTATGTCTTCTTCACCATCATTGTATTCAATATAATACACAAAACTTTTAACTTTTGACATTCTAATTCTAATAATCTAAATAGCAAAATGTATTTAGATTATTTTACTTATATTTTTATCATTTTATACAAGAACCATTTGGAAAACACATTTTTATTTCCTGGATTTCCTGGATTTCTTGGATTTCTTGGATTTCTTGGATTTATTGGATTTCTTGGATTTCTTGGTTTTTCGTTTTTTTCTACCCTTGGCTAAATCAATTGGTGATGGAACCAAATTAATAAGGTGAAATACTGAAATTATTTCTTCAACTGTAAAATATGATTTCAATTCATCAAAATATAAAAATTTATATTCGTATTTTGGTCCTTCATCTTCTTCTTCTTCATATTCATCATCATCATAATCATCATCTTCGTCGTCCTCTTCTTCCTTCTTTCTTCTTTCTTCTTCCTTCTTTCTTCTTTCAAGTCCCTTTTTAATTTCAAGTGGATGTGTTTTTATTAAATAATTATACATCATATTGATTGGATTGAATTCATAAATCATGTAATCCATTCCGTAAAAAAAATCAATCATTTCACGAACTTCAACATTACTAAACACACAATTCTTCTTATTAAAAAACCAATACGGCAAAAGAAGAACACCTGTTTTTTTAAATAAATATGCAAATATAAAAAATTTCATAAATACTTTTGCGTGTTTTACAAAATCAGGATTTCCATTTTCTTCAACAGAATAAATTGGGTCAACATCCAATAGCCGAATTGATATTATTTCTCCGTCAACAATTATTGGACACAAATTTTCATATTTTAAATCACAATTTACTCCTTTTGTTCTTTCTACATATGTGTCGCTAAATTCACAAATGTGTTTTATTAGAGAACTCATTAACTCGTCTTGGCTATGATTTCGCCGGATTAAGTCATTACGATCACCACTTCGCCCGATAAATTTGTCAATATTCATACCACATTTTTCTACCAAGTATGAAATTTCAACCACTTGTTCGTCTGGTATATCTTTTATTTTTTCATCAATCTCATCTGGCAAAAATGGCGGTTCATTATTAATGCGTATTTGATACAATTTCGGTGCAAGACCCAGTTTGCCCAATTCATTCATTTTTTTCAATTCATTGATGTAATCAAATTGCTCATTGTTTAAATCAAACCAATCTATCAACCGATTTAAGTTGTTTATTTCGCTAAACTCTTCTAAATAATTATTAGTATCTGTAATTGGTATCTTTGGTTCTTTGGTTTCCCAGTCAGGGTTATCAGTTATGTGTTCATCAATCAATTTGCGAATGTTATATTTAAATTTTGGATTTGTTATCACTTTTGTTTTGAATGGTATAAATTGTGTTCCATATTTGGCTGGTGATGGGGTCATCCATTTAATTTTCGTCATAAAAACTATACACAATTGTGTAATTTCTATATCTGATGTAAATTCGGGTTCTGTCCCCGCATCACACATTTTCACGTCATATGCTTTTTTGATATTTCCTCTCGCAAAGTAATCTTTTTTTTTACAAATGTGTTTTACAGCAGACATTATATATAATAAAACTATAATTGTTTTTTGCAACTGTTGCTTATACCTTTGCGCATTGCGCTTTAAAAACTGTTGCTTTATACTAGGTCCGCCTTTAAAGTATCCACATTGCGCTTTCTCAAATTATGATTCAGGCAATACATCAATAGACTTGGTGCCAAATTATTAACATAATTAATAACTACTGTATTTGTTACAAAGCCCTTCTGTTCTCGCAGCTTTGCCAAATAATGTTCGTGAAGCTTGAACATATGTGTTCTGTATTGCTCAGGAAACTCCTTTAGCGGCTTCTCCTTCTTTACATAACACGACACATAGTTTTGATGAAGCGTGTTTGTAAACATATGAATTTGGTCTCTAAACTTAGACAGCTCATCCTTTGTCTCAGGATAAAACTTGAGAAACTCAGGTATCTTACCATCCTTTCTTAAAGATAAATACTGATACTGAAGTTTAGCCTGATTGCCGCGCAACTGACGCACCTCTTCGTAAATTGGGTTTCTAATCTTACACCTCTCATTAGATACCGCATTTTTAATGACAACTCCCATAATATTATAGGGCGTGTTTGGACTAGCAAATTTATTAATAAGCTCTGCATAAGTTGAAAACTCATAAACCTCTGGAAACCGAATTTTAGTCGCAGACCAGAAACCAAATTGCTTTACTAGAGTTAATGGTTGTGGAAATACGTTAATTGTGCCGTCTAAATTGTGCTGGATATGATAGACCTCAATTAAATACAGTTGGGGCTTTGAAAATGGTACAACAATGCGATTACAAGGATGTTGTAAAACGAAACTATAGCAATACATCGGATTCAATGTATGAATAAATAGTCCATTTTCGGCACACGCCTCTTGAAACATCTCATTGAATGTTTTAGAACCCACTCCTTGAAAAAATGACATATTACCGCCAACAGTGCTTCTTGTAGCAATTTGCCAACTAGCAGCCGTCGGGTCAAAGAAGACATTAATCATAGTACCTTCAACAAATTCTTGCGCAATAATATTATTTTTAGAAGAACCATCATCTGAAATTGGATATATTTCCATGAATCGGTCCGCATGTAATGATTTGGGTGGAGAAAAACATACAACATTATTTAGCGAATTGACAATTACAGAACGAAAAATGCCATACGTGGATATTAAATCTTTAGTTATTTCTGGCTTATTGTATCGGATGATTCTGTATTTTTGATTTAGTTTAGTAGAATATGATATATCACTAATGTATTGTTCTTTATCCTTCTCTGATGTTTTGTCAGTATTTGTCAAAATTTTAACAAACTCGGGACAATTCGTTAACTTGTAAACTTGCATTGTTTCTATTTTAATATAAGTGGTAAAATGTCTTTAAACCTATTCAATACAATCTTTTTTAGTATATTGTTTTTTATTGTCATATTGTCTTTTTTTATTGTCTTGTCCTTTTATTTATCATTTTATTTACAATATTATTAAAGATAAAAATTTCTATTATAAATATAAGATAATGTCACAAGCATCTGAAGATAAAACATTAAATGATAAAGTAGAAGAAGGGTTATCATCTTTTATAGATAAAGCAAAGACAGCAACAAGTGAACTATTATCAAAGGCTAGCAATGCTACAAGTGAAATGGTATCAAATGCTTCAAATGAACTAGTCGCAAAAGCTAAATCGGTTACTAATACAAATGAAGAGGATGAAGATGTACCTGGATATAACGCACCTGCAGATAAAGAACCAGAAATGTTAGATAATCCATTGGAACAAAATAAAGTTGTAGAAGAAGATGAAGAGGAACTAGCGGTTGAAGAAGAAAAAAGAGAAGAAGTTGTTTTAAAATTAGGAGATGTTATTTATATTGTAGACCCTACCAATGAAATATTAAACGACAATACATTTATTATTGAATATATTGACCCTAAAAAAATAAAAATGGTAAATATCAAAACATTTGAAAAGACTCAATTAAGAATAAATGAACAGGGTGTTATTGGTGAAGGCACTATATCAGAAATTAGACTGTTAAGTCGCAATTCAGAAGAAGGATACGCATTACAAAATGGTCTAGTTCCGGGTAAATGGGTAAATATTTATTTTGGCGGAGATTTTCCAACTGTGATTACCGGTGAAATTACTAATTTAGAAGAAGATATGATTGAATTAAAAACCAATGATGGGGATACAATTTATATAAATTTTGCTTACCAAGGCGTGCCTGAAAATCTACCAATAGAAACATTTGAGCTTAGACCTGCGCCTGAAACTGCAAAATCAGAAGAAGCTTTAGAACAAAATGAAATGGGAGAAATGGGAGAATTGGAATTAGGAGAACAAGGTGAAATGGGACAAAGTGAAATGGGTGAATTGGAATTAGGAGAACAAAATGAATTAGGAGAACAAAATGAATTAGGAGAAACTAGACAATTACCTAAACGCGAAATAAAGGACAAAATCAAGCAGTTCCTAATTGAGGGTGACCAATTTGTTCTAGGTGATGTATTTAGAATCCAAGAAACTGTAAATATTGACAAGGAAAAATATAGATTCAATCTTGAAGCTCAGACAAATGATTTGTTAGATGAAATGGTATCTACTATACCAAATATGAAACGAACACCAAATGTATTAAACAATATTCATATTATGATTACTCGTTTTATTCAATTGCGAACTCAATCATCCACATTTGATGTAAATAGAAATATTACTGGTACAATTAAAAAAAATGCAGATGATAGACCATTGGCCGATTATTTATCCAAATTTCAAAACACATTGTATTGGATTTTGTTAGTTGCCAAAAATGTTAAAAAGGTTTATCCAAAGGATGAAAAGAATAAAAACGAGGATATCAATGATATTGAATATGTTGACATGAATCAAGATTTATTGGAAATGTCAACCCTATTTAAAACTACAGGTCAAATATTGGTGCTGAAGGACAAAACCGATATGCCGAATTATATAACTCATTGAACCCATTATTAACACCATTTGATAGCCCATTTCCAAATGATATGGATAACCAGGTAATTGTAAATGGTGATGTTACAAGCGATATTAATGTAATTATAGATAATCTGGGAGACCTTTATTCAACGATTGTTTCTAATGACAGTGAAAATACAAGACGGTTTGTTGTTCAAAAGTATAATCTTGGTTTAGATAGATTGGAAGCGACCAATTTAAAGGGTAGTAAAATGGTTGCTCATCGTGTCAAACTGAGTCCAAATGATAATATATCAATTAGGTCAGTTTTAACATTGCCTGAACCAACAGTTCGTTTTTCTCAAATTAACTTGCCTGGGTCAAATATGTTAGTTAGAGCAAATTTAAATCTTCATTTTTTAAATTATTGGGAACTATTAAAACAAAAAACAGCTGTATCAAATGTGGATTTAGATGGATTAGATAATGAAATAGAATATGAAGACGACAATTTTGTAGACAATATTAAAAATTACATATTAAATCTTTCAGACTCTGATAAACCAGAAGGACTAACAAATTTGGATATTTATAATCAATTTTTAAAAATTATTGTACCCAAAACCCGCATTCTGTTTAATTTGGTGAAAAAATACATTAAAGGCAGATTGTCAATGGTTGATGTAATTAATTATCTAGAGCCGTTTTTAATTTATACAGGGGATTTGACTTATATGCAGTATATTGAATTTGACAAATTTATTAAATCCAAAATTGGTGAATACAAAAAGAAATATATTGAATATAGTCGTGCATTTTCTACCATTAAAAATATGAATTTAAAAACAGAGTATGTAAATCCGTTGTTTGAAATATTAAACGACAATCCAGATGTAAACAGAGTTGTTTTTTCATCATATGGGTTAGACGATAAGGCAAAATTATACAGTTTAAGTAGTTCTCAATTTTTAAAGAAAGTTAAATTGGATGATTTTGGTAATGTGTTTAATACAGGAGTTGCCTTCACAAATTTACAATTAATGTATCCAACGGAATTGAATGCTATTTTTGATGCCGATAAGAACAGTTTAAAGGACCAACTTGAAAAAAATATGGCTGATGATAAATGTACATCATATGTAATTGCCAAGAAGTATTATTCAAAGGAGCGATTATTAACAGACAATGGACAAACTATTTATTTTGACAAAGATTATGATACCACAAATTATGATATAATTGACGTAGATTACAAGAAAGAACGTGATTCATTGTCAGCCGAAGAAATGGTATTATATTTGACTGAACAAATGAAAAAAAAATACAAGAAGGATGATGAAATCGCGGCATATATGGCTGATACACTTGTTAATAGAGCGAAGCGTGTTAGAGATGGTTATTATGCTATTTTGGCGAATTCTGAATCCGGTGAACCGGTAAATTTGGAGTATTATATTAGAAAAGATAACTCGTGGGTTTTGGAAGAAAATATAGACCCTACTTGGTTTATTAGTAGTGAAGATATTTTGTGTAATATTCAGACGGATTGTTTGTTCAAAACTAACAAAACGGATGATAATTGCGAGTCTATTGAAGTAACTCGTGATACAATTGTTTCTAATGCGGTTAAAGATATATTATCACAGTTTGATAAAAAATATAAAATAAGCAAGGAAGAGTTCTCCGAAAAATTAGACAAAATTTCGTTATATTATGATGAAATTTATAATAAAATCCAGGATATCAAAAGCCGTGCATTTTACAAATATAACGACCAAAAATATGACTTGGGTTTAAGTGTATTAGAAGATATTGGTCAGAAAGTGGTATCTCCATATGCCAAATTGCGTGATTTGATTACCAGCCAAAATGATTTTGTAAAGAGACAAAGTGATATATTAACATTTGCCTCTAAGTTTTGTAGAAAAGCAAATCCAAATGTGCCGAATATTAATGATGGTGAAATGGAATCCGAATGGTGGTTATATTGTAAAGAAACGAACACGCGATTATTGCCACTATTTCGTTATAAATTAGCCAAGGTATTTGTAACGGCTCCAGATAATTATGATAATGTAATGAATGAAATCATTAAGCAAGTAGGTAAAATTGGCGGCAATGGAGATGTTTGGACAGATATTAATAGTGGCGAAATCATTTGCTATATTGATGAAGACACTGAGGAAGGGTATGAAGGTGGATTCAAGGTTAAGAGCCGTAGTGTTTTAGAAGAGGAGGCGTCGTTACAAACAAATATTACTTCTACTTCTACTACTGCTAATGCTAATAAAATTAAATTATCACCTGAAGGCCAGCTTGTTTCAAATGTAATAAATTCATTGGCAGCAAATATGGGTGTAAATATAGACCAATCAAGTAATTTTATTATAAAGGTTGTGACTGATTTGATGAATGATTCAAAGGTCATTGACAAGGAACCTGCTTACAAGGAAAGAGAGAAGAAGGCGGCAAAACAAGGTAAGAAAATCCCCGAATACGGTGCTGTTTACAGCTCAACAATGTTATTTTTAACACTCGGTATGTTCCTGATTGGAGTTCAAACAAGTGTTCCATCTTTAAAAACTAGAAAGACATTCCCAGGCTGCGTTAGGTCATTTAGTGGGTTTCCAATAGAAGGCGAGGGTGACGATAGTGGTCTGAATTATTTGTCTTGTGTGGCATATAAAATGAAATCCAAGGTAATGCCTTGGGATGCGCTGTCAAGGGTGAAAGAGGAGAAATTGGCCGACACAATTAAAATCTTTGTTATACGATATTTACTGCCATATTCTGAAGTAGAGCAGAAAATAAGGGAAAAGGTGGAGTATTTACTTAAGAGTCCCGAGCAAGATATTCCAAATGAGCATAATTTGTCAAAGTGGACAACATTTTTGCCTCCATTACGTCGTTTTCATATTAAAGGGTTACAAAACGTAAGCGATGGATTTAATGAGGAATTTGAACATGAAATTAAAATAGGCAGTCATAGGCAATTAGAAAAGTTGTTAGTTATTGAATCCAAAATCATATCTTTTTCTCTGGCTATGCAGGAAGAAATCCAAAAGATAATAGAACATAAGGATTTATTATTAAAGTCTTCAACAAATCCTTTTATGGATAACGCATGTTGTAATGAGAAGGAAAATAAGGATAAAACTACATTGGATTATTTTATAAATGAAAACGAAAATATTGGGATTTACAGAAATATAGTGAGAGAGTTATCAGCTGTAATTCAAGACATCAAGATATTAACACAAAGTGCAATAATGTTGAGCACAGTGGATACAAAGAGATTGTTTCCTGAAATTCCAGAGAACTTCAGTGAAGAGACCATTTATAGAGCATTTATTGACCTATGTAAATTCCAATCAAGTGTGCCAATTGATGAAGATTTGGCAACCATATGTATTAACAAACCCGATTACTTGACCAAGAATGATACACTACAAGAGAAGATTGTGAAGTTGAAGCGTGATGGGCGAAATTATACCAAAGAGTCATTTTTACGATTATTTCAAATAGTGAGTAGAAATAATATCATTCGTATTTCATTATCTTATAGTCCGCCATCTTATTCAGATAATCTAAGAAAACAATTACTAACAATGGATAATGAAGATGATAACACATTGAGTCGTGGTTTTCGTCAAAAATTAGAAACACTATTGGATACGTATGATATTGCGATTCAAGAAGATACAGAAGAAATGCGAGCAATGAAGAATTATTTGGCACATTCTAACGAGTTAATGCGTAAAGATATTGTAGATTTTATTAAAAGAAAGGCTAAAATTGGCACAGGAGAATTAAAACGCATTGCCAATTTCTTGAAAGATATCACAGTTTGGGATTCCGATTTGAAACCAAGAAATAAAAATGCCAAGATATCCGATGATACAATGTATAACTACATAAACTTTTACAAGACATTTATTTCCTTATTATCAACCGTTTTGCCAACAATGATTTTGAATAAACAAACACAGACAATAGAAGCACCAGCTTACTGGGGCGTGTCACAAAAGCACGCAATAGACTTGAAAAATATTGTGGAAGGGTATTATGAGCCAATAAAGAAGTTTTATGGTAATAATTCTATTAATAATATTTTGTATGAAATACAGAGTAAATGTAGAAACCTTGTTTTAATAGCAAATGAGACACCTGCACTAACAAACATACAGGTTGGTTCAAGTGAAGGAAAAGAGCCCATATTAGAAACATATTCTGTCTTTGATAAACGAACCGCAACACTATTGTTTGAGTATTATACATTGCAAATATTCATTGAATATATTAATTTAACAAAAGACCCGACGATGCTTTCGCGAATGTTAATTGCACCGGAAAATGACAGCGATACGCTATATAGTTCCGATTTTTTAATTGAGCAACAATTGCGTTTTAGTGAATCTGAACAGCAATTTATAGAGGGCGATGTAGTTAAATTACAAGAAAGTGTAGCACGTTTGTTAGTTGCTTATATTACAATGATGATGAATTCAAAAGATACTTTTGATATGTCCTATGATACTGTTATGGACCGCGTGTTTAAGTTGAAAGAAACTGAAAAATATACATTTACTGACCGCTTACAAAATTTAACCGAGGAAGAAAGAGCAGTAGATACTATTTTGAAAATTAATAAATTGGGCGTCTGGAGTAAAGGGTTGATGAAAGGTATTAAAGAATATGACCCAGAGAATTACGACCAAGAGAAGGTAATGACTGAAAAGATTGCTGAAATTGAGAAGGGAGTAAGACGAAATGCGAATGTTACGGATAGAAATATGGATATGTTTTTTGAGGACGCTTTGGCGGAAATGGATACAGATGATTTTGTCAATGGAGATGAACAGCAGTTGGACACTATTAATGCTGATAATTATGACGGTGACCCGTTTGGAGACGAGCGAGACCCAGATGATTATGATAACGAGAATTAGGAGTTAAGATTAAAATATTAACTTAATAAAAAATTATTTTAACTCATTATATTATAGTAATAATGAGTCAAAAACAAGGGGCGTATAGTCAAAACAGGGCGCCGCCGGGAGTTAGAATGAATGCGTATCAGAGGGCACCTGTACAAAAGAAAGTAGAAGATGAAACAAAAGCACCAGTAGAAACATATGTTTCGGCATTTTCAAGAGCACCTGTACAAAAGAAAGTAGAACCACCATTACCATCTCAAATGACTACACAGCAATTTGCTGATGAGCAAGCAAGAATGACAAAGCAATTCTATGATGATAAAGCACCATTACCATCTCAAATAACAACACAGCAATTTGCTGATGACAGAGCAAGAAGGGCAAAGCAATTTTATGATGAGAAAGCATTAAGCAAAGCAGTAGAAACAAAAACACCAGTAGAAACATATGTTTCGGCATTTTCAAGGGCACCAAAAAAGCAAGTAGAAACTAAACCAATACAAGAGTCATCATATGGAAAAAGTCCAGCATTACAGGCACATATTGCAAACCTTCGTGAATCTGCAAGTGTCGCTTATAAAGCCAAGGAAGAACCCAAGGAAGAAAAAGCACTAGCAGTAGCAGTAGCAAGAGCAAAAAAATGCGCATTTGCTATTATTCACTTTGGTAAAAACCCAGTATATTTAGAATATGAATTATATTTCTTAAAAATGTTGCGCCAATATACCAACAATGATATCATCTATTTGTATTCTGTAAATGACACACCCGATTCGTTTGTTGACGCAGTTAGACCATTAGTAACCAGTGTTGTGCCATATGATGATAATGGTATAACATTTAATGTGACATTTAGTAGTGGATATACAAATTTCAACACATTGCGCACATGTAATTTTATATTTGCTTATACATTAGAACAATATGACACAGTGTGTATTGTTGAATCTGATATGGTTATTATGAAACCAATTGACTCAATTTTTGACTTCAAAACTCCTGCGGCACTAACATATCATATTGGTGACGAAAGATTAAAATTTAATATGCAGCTGTCAACTAATCCATCCGAGGTTCTAGCTATATGTAAAGAAAGAAATGGGATAGGTATAAATGGTGGTGTAATGTTAATAAACCCAAGTAAGGCACTTTTTGAGACATACAAGTCAAAAATACCGGATATTGTAAGTCATGAATGTAAGTATCCAAATGAAACGTTATTTGAGTATGTTAATAATAAATATTACAATTTACCAGTTCAATACAATTTATCACATTTTCTTGCTAAACCATATAAGTTACAGAATTATGGTCTAAGAGCAAATGATATAGTTGTTTATCACTTTAACGAAACCAAATACAAGCATTTGGATATAATTAAGAATCCTATGGATGAAAATGGTGACAATTGGCTAGACATTATTCAAAAAGACAAAAAATATGATATTAAGAAACTGCCAATACTGCATTATAAAAATACAGTTTATGACAAATATAGAGAAGAAATTGAGCCATTGTTGGCAAATTTAGCAAAACCTAGCAAAAAAGAAAGAACTCCTGTGTCATCTAAAAAAGACGAGATTAGACCTATTTCACCACTGCCCATCAAATCAAAGTCTTCTACAAAATCAAAATCAAAGTCTTCTACAAAATCAAAATCAAAGTCTTCATCTAATTCTTCTAATTCTTCTAAAACAAAAAAACCTAAGTGTCCAAAAGGCACCCGTAGAAGTAAGAAAACTGGAAATTGTGAACCATATACAAAACAAGCTAGATGTCCTAAGGGCACAAGACGTAATAAGAAAACTGGAAATTGTGAACCAAAATAAATATTATCTTATTATTATATAATTAAACAATGGCCAAAGGGGACAAAGTTGGTAGTATTATTCTATACTCAATAATAGGAATTGTAGCGGCAGGATTAATACTCCCAGGCCTTTATGTTCTTGGTGGTTTATCTGTTCAGAATGCAAAACAAGCTTATTATGAGAGACAATATGATAAAGAGCGTGCAGAAACACGAGCAATTCAAAATAAATATATAAATGAAAATCCAAATGGTGGCACAAAACGAAACAAAAACTATAAAAAACAAACAAAAAAGAATAAAAAATAAACAAAAACTAACAAATAAACATTCGTAAAAGGTTAATATCAAAAAGTTTTTTAAATAAATATATATTAGAGATGTTAAAATCATTGATAATAGAAAATGTAACTTTAGTAGCTGTAATAATATTTGCAATAACATTTGGGTTTATTCACTTTATGAAACCTGCGTGTTTATATAAGACAGACGGTAGCATACGCGAATTTGGTGTTGGCTACAGGAATAAAACAATTATGCCAATCTGGCTTTTATCCATCCTTTTAGGCATTTTGTCCTATTTATTTGTTCTTTATTATTTAGCATATCCAAGAATATTTTAGTTCTTATTTTACAATTTTTATAAAAACAATATTATTTTTATAAAAACACAATTAATTTTAATTTAAAGAAGCCTTTGCTGAATTAGCAGATGCCTGTTTTTTATCGTTTGCTTCTTGTTCCTTTACATATTTATCATGATTTTCCTTTATTTGTTCCGGCGATAGAGAACATCCCGTTTCAGCCAATTTAAAATACACAAAAGACGTAATTAGTATTGCCGTGTATATATACCAAGAAGCAATACCAACATTATCCTTCATTTGAACTAATTTTAGCAATCTCTGTTTCGCAGTTATATTTTCATCTTCATCTTCAATCTTTTTTGTAAAATCAAAATTTACCTTATTGTTTTCATCATTTAAAACAACCCATGTATCTTCAAAATTTTCAATGGTTATAGGATTAATTAATACAGATATGTCATTACACATTTCTGTAATAAAATCCTTCTTTTTACCATAATCAGTAAAAAATTTGGTTGCTCCACCGGAAACTGCAAAAAAACCAAACACATTTGAAAATGGACTTTTAAATTCAGGGTAAATAATTTCCATAGTAATTGTTATACCAAGGAAAAACAACCAAGGTAAAAATGTGTATAATGCCGCTGTGCCAATATTGTCTTTAGTGGCCCCGCTACATTTGGTATTTAAGTAAGCTGTATTTAAAATGAATTGGGATATACATACGGCTACAACAAATATTGCCAATTTAGGATATGCGCTCGTCTTATATGCTTCAACATCAATAATACCACTTTCTGGTATTTGCTTTAAAATATCAGGTTTTAATACCACAAAGTAGATTATTGTTAGAACTATAAAAACGATTAAAGCAATTAAATAAATGTCCATATAGATAATTGGTATAATTTTTTTTTGTTTTTTAAAGGTAAAATATATGAGTTTTTACGAAGAAAATGCTAAACCCAGATTGACTGAACCCGGCGTAAAATATTTCTTAAATGAGACATTAAAACAATGCCATAATTTCAAAGAGAAACACCATAATTCATTATTTAATGTAGGAATGTTTATTGGATTTCTAGTTATTTTAGGCATATTATTATTATATAAATACAAAGGAAAACTAACAGCAACTGAGAGGCAAGAAAAAGAAGAGGAGAAGAAGCGATATATATTATCTAAAATACGCAATTATCAACAGGCCAAAATAAGGTCACAGCAAGAATTAATTACTGGCCTACCTCATTGGGAGACTGAATTAGAAGAAATAAAAAAATATATTTAATATAATATTGTGTATTTATAAATAATTTATATAGGTATAAATTATATAATAAATTATAATGGAAGCAACAATAGATAAAAGAAACGTTTTTGACTCCTTAAATGAATTTTATAAGATGAAGGACAAATATGAAACAGACTTCAAGGAGAAATATATAAATCCGATTCTAAAATCTAAAAACAGTCAACGAGAAAAACGAGTTGCTTTTTCTAAATTGCCTAAACCAGATTGTATTAATTGCAAGAGACCCGTTGGTACTGTTTTTTCAATTAAAAATGCTACAGGTGGCGATTTTACACGAAAATTTATAGCAAAATGCGGTGATGCAACTGAGCCGTGTCCACTAAATATAAATATTCACAAGGGAACACATTTTACTTTTGAAACTGAAATAAATAAAAATGCTGATTACATAGACGAATATAAGAAAAATATCATTAAGGCAAAATATGATATGATGTTTGGATATGTAGCCGAAGAAATTGCTATCAACAATTTTGAACAATTTTCAATTGAATTGAAAGACATGACGAATTTGGCAGGTGATGTTATAGAAAAAAACATACTAGTAAATGATAATCCTGAAAAAGCTGAATTGTTAAAACGTTCTATTGACACTTTTGGAAATGAATATATAATGCAATTCAAGCATATTATGAAGGAATATAATGAAACTGGAGGAGAACAAGTAGTTTCAGAAGCAGTAAGGTTTTATAAGGAGGAAATGTTGCCGCGTTTAAAAGAAATACAGGAGCTTAAATATGAAATTAATATGGTTGAATATGACCCCGAAGATTTAATGTTTTTCTTAAGACAACGTAAAAATAGTTTACAGAATTTAGAATATTCTTTTACAAGAGATGACAAGGTTGTTGCGTTTGTTAAGGGGACCGCAACATCTTCTAAAAATAAAACATTAAAGGTTAATAAAAAGGGGTCTAAGGCCAAGACTAGAAAGGCAAAGGTTATATTAGTAGAAGAGGAACCAGAAGAAGCTAAAGAAGCTGAAGAAGATGAAGGATATGACTATGTCCCTAATTCACCTGAATACAACCCTGTTTCACCACCTGAATATGTTCCTAATTCACCTGGTTATGTTCCCAATTCACCAGAATATAATCCCAATTCACCGCCTCAATATGTCCCAAATTCACCTGAATACAACCCTGTTTCACCACCTGAATAAAATACCTTGTATTTATAATAAAATATTTATATATTATAAATGCTAAACAAATATATTCACGTACCAATTTTTATAGCCAGTTTTGCTATAGGATTATTTTTTGTATATGTTTTAGGACCAGAATTTAAAACAATTTATATGTATCCGTCTCCGTCAAATTATTTAAAGACGCAATATAAGGACAATACAAATCAATGTTTTCAATTTAAACCAGTTGAAACTGAATGTCCATTTAATCCATTTGACATAAAGACGGTGCCTGTGCAAGCTTAAATTTATTAAACAGTAAGAATGGTTACATTGTGCATATTATTCCTGGGAATAAATCTATGACTAAATTTATGACTAAAATTATGACTAAATTTTAAATCATTGTTATAATTCTGTTCAACTACTGTAATACCGTTTGCCTTAATAGAACTAACAACAGCAACGTGACCATGAGGGGCGTTTAATTCGTAATAGCTAGGCCATACTATCAAACTGCCAATTTTTAATTCATTTGTAGGGATAACAGTATTTCCATTTAATGTAGTGAATTTAGCGTCAGGTATTTCAAACGCACTAGTAACATTTTCAAACGTAATATCTCGGGTAATTATCAAGTATCTTCTAGCAAATTCTACACATTGCCACTTTATTCCCGTATACACGCCATTACAATAATTAGTATTAGATTCATTGTTTTTATTAAATTTATATTGTTTATTTGAATATATACTAACACCATTCCAAGTCCCAATTTGGTCACCAAATATGTTATGTCTGAATTTTGTTAGTATAAATAATAAAAATAGTATAAATAATATAATTACAGTGAATAATACTCCATTTTCACTATGATTTTTGGATAAATACATTATATAAATATAATATATAATGTATTTATCTAAATTTGTTCATAGTGAAACAGGTCGTTATTTAATGTCAGTAATATTGGGTTTAGGATTAGCAACTTTTTTTAGACAAATATGTAGTGGCAAAAAATGTGTTGTATCTAAAGCACCACCATTGGAGGAAATAGAAGACAAAATATATAAATTTGACGGTAAATGTTACAAAATGGAGAAAAATGTTGAAAACTGCACCAAGGGTAAAAAAATTGTGGCATTTGCGTAAAGTTTATTCACCACTTATCTTTAGTTATAATATTATAAACGATGTCCGAATTTAATACAACAAGTATTCATGATTTACCTACTGACCCTGCTGGTGGTGGTAGTATTGGTGGAAACGTTTCTTTAGTAACAAATGAGACAAATTATAAAATTGCGCCTGTCCAAGGCCAACAAGGGCAACAAGGTTCTGGCATGTCTTTAGACCAATCTACTATCAGTCAAATTGTAAATGGATTACAACAAGCAAGTATTGTTGGTGCTACATCGCTGCCAAGTCGCGATATTCCACAAAACACGCAGCAAATTATGAATGACCCAGCTATACAAGCCAACTATGTGCCGCCACCACCTGAAAATCAATCTGATTATATTAAAGATGAAGATACTAATTACACTTATCGTGAAGAATCAATTAACAGCTCATTGGATTCAGTTTATGATGAAATACAAGCGCCGCTATTATTGTCAGTGCTTTATTTTATTTTCCAATTACCTATAATGCGAAAACTCATATTTCAATATATACCATTTTTATGTAGCAATGATGGTAACTATAATTTCAATGGACTATTATTTACAAGCGCATTATTTGGCTTCATTTATTATTCTTTGACAAAGACAATGTCACATTTCAATAAGTTTTAAAAATGATTAATTATAAAAAAGCTTAAATATTATATTACTACTAACTGTATTATAATATTAATGGAAATCAATACACATGCGACAAAAAATGCGGCAAATATGATATTATTTGAACGAATTAAAACAGACAACCCGCTTTTAGATACTCTGGTTTTAACCTTTTTACTTTCCATTGTAACTGGTTTACTTAACTGGATAAATAATCATGTCCTAGAAAACATTAGTTTTAAAACCATATTCAACTATGAAAAACTATGTTTTTATTTTTCAAAGAAAAATGTTGTTGAATATGAAGGTAAGATTTCTTGTAGCACAAATATTTATGACAACCAATTACACCAATCCGCAGCATTTAGTGACCGTTTTAGAGCATTATGGGACCATATTATAAACAACATTGAAAACAATAATACAATCTATTCTATAAAAGAACACACGATTTCAAATAACAAGCGGCACGCGGAAAAGCATGATAATGGTATTTATTTGGTAAACCAAAACGAAAAATTTCTCATATCAAAAAAGCATGATATATACGCATATACATATATTCACAATGGCAGTGACAATAGTGACAAAGATGAGGGTAATAAGAAAAAAACTATTAACAAAACTGACCATTTTATTATTGAGCTATATTCATATAAAAGCAGTATTCAGACTATAAAAGTGTTTGTAGATGATATAACTAACAAATACATTTCATCCATTGAGCATCTACGTGAAAATAAGCAGTTTATTTATACTTTATCAAAAATAAAATACGATGATTGTAGTTGCGAGTGCTGGGACGAGAATATATTTGAAAGCATTCGTACATTTGATAATATGTATTTTGATGCAAAGAATAAAACAAAGACAACACTAGATTTTTTCTTGAAAAACAAACCTTGGTATTTTGAAAAAGGTATTCCTTATTCATTAGGAATTGGGATGTATGGGCCTCCGGGTACAGGTAAAACATCCTTGGCAAAGGCTATTGCAAACTATACTGGGCGGCATATTGTATGTATATCTTTGAAACTGATTAAAACAAAGAAGCAGCTAGATAACGTCTTCTTTGAAGAGCGATATAGCACTGATAACAAGCGTGGCAGTATTACCTTTGATAAGAAGATTATTTTGTTTGAGGATATTGATTGTATTGGCGACATTGTTTTGGACCGAGAAAAGAAGAAAAACAATGATAAAAGTTTAGGCTTAGGCAAAAAACTCAATATGGAAGATATGACTATGAATTCTAAGGTAAATATGGGCGACTTAATTGAGACGATATCGGAAATGGATGATGCTACAAAAAAGAACTGGGGGCAAATTGGTCCTAAGTCATTAACTGACGAGCCGCCCATTACCCTAGACGATATTTTAACTTTGTGGGACGGTGTTCGTGAAACTCCGGGCAGAATAATGATATTGTCATCAAATCATTATGATGCATTAGATGCGGCGCTAAAAAGACCAGGTCGTATTGATATTACATTAGAATTATCATTTGCGAGTAGGCAAGTAGTTGCGGATATGTATCACCATTTATTCAAACCTTTAAAAATGGCAGATGAAGACTTGGAGAAAATCCAAGATAAGTTTTATTCACCGGCTGAAATTATAAATATTTATATGAATGAGGAACAAATTTCAGAGCGGTTTATAACGAGACTACAAATGAATCAACATGTTTAGAGCTTTAAACGTAGTGAATATGACTTTTTAAAAAAAGAACCCTTTCTTCTTCTTCGTTTTTGCCTTCTTTTTCAAAGCATGTGGTCGTTTAGATTTATTTTTTGGACTACTTGTTTTATCTTCTTTTTCATTTGTTTCTATTGTATCTTTCTTACCATCAGTCGGTCTATAACGTAAAAACCACTCTTCGTATTCAGGTGTCTTCTTCTTATCTTTTAGCTCCTTGAATTTTTCAGCTTTCTCTGCGCGCATTTCTTCAATTGTCTCCTGGTGACCCATACAGTTGATTGAGAAGCGACGCAAAACTCCCTTTTGCGCCAAACGGTTTTTCTCTTGAACTTCAAACAAATACTTTGACATACATAATATACGGTTCTTATCATAATATGGTCTATTGGCATATAAAAACGCCAAATAGAAACTCAACATAGTGTCAATTGTTGCCACTTTAACATCGTAACCTGACTCCTTGATTATATTGTAACTATGACACGCAAGAGGCTCATAAATAAATGCAACTGTATCTTTCCCCACACGTATTTCATAATGGGGTGCGATTATTTCACCAATGGATGGTCTCTTAATAATTTTTACGTTCTTTACATCAATATCATTCAAACGTTCCTTAATAATATGTGCGGTTACAGTCGGCTCTTCTGATAAAACGTCAAAATCAGGTATTTTAAGTAATTGTCGGCGAAAATGTTGCGGCATATGTTGTGAATAAATAGATAGCGCATAGCCGCCAAAAAACACGACACCTTGGTCTACTAATGTCTGTTGAACATTGTCGTAAATTTTGTCAACGTGTTCATCGTCTCCCATTTTTCGCTGGAAGTCAATGTGTGTACATTGGCTCGCATTTAGTGGATAATGCTTGTTTAATAGTGTCAAGCGTTTTAATACTTTCTCCCAACGCGATACATCGCCGGCAGGGCGAGATAACTCTAAATACATACCCATACGAAGCAAATTTGCGGGCGCATAAAGTATGCCATATATCTTAATTGACTCTTTTTTAATGGCATTAAATAGTTCCTTAGGTAGCAACGTAATATCGGCTACAGGAATAAAATTTACAAACACTTTGAATGTTCCAAAATGTTGCCCCGACTTTGCTTCAACTTCAACAAACCCTTCCTTAACATAAATGTCAGTTAGTTCTTTTGCGTCATTTAAAGCATCCGCACTGTAAAAATCATAGTCCGGTATTTCTATATCTTTATTATAGAACTGGTCTTGTTTTGGCAATATATTATTTATTGCTGTCCCACCGTAGCAAATTAATTTCTTTTGTCTTATGAAATTTTCTACAATGGTGATAATTTGCTTAATTTCAGGTGAATTTGCTGATTTGCGACCCTGACGCTCTTCTGCTTTGTCTACGGCAGTGCGCAGAATTGCTAATTCACAATCTTCAAATTTCATATTTTTGTCACATATGTTTTTTTTCATTATATATTTCTTAATATATAATGATAATAAATATTTTGTAGTTTATATTTTAAATGGTAGTTTATATTTTAAATGGTAGTTTATATTTTAAAATCATAATAATCTGATTTTACAGTTCTTGAATTATAGAATAACTTAGGGTCTTGCGGTGGTGGTGCTTGTATAACAATTGGTTTAAATCTAAATTTTTCTGGTTTTAAAACAAACGCGCTATTATTTTCATCAAAGAATATATCATTTTCCTCTAAATTTGTGTCTATAGTTTGATATTTCATAGCTAACATCTGGCATCCCATTTCTCGCATCATAACCGAGCTAGGATTTGCTGGATTAGAACCTTTATTTGGTGTTCCAATAGTCATACACTGTTTATTATATTCAATCAGTTCATTAATATCAGAACTATATTGCAAATTATCAAATGTTAATTCTCTCATAAATATTGAATCACTTGTCATATTAACATATTCATAAAATTCTTTGCATTCTAAAAATGACGGATTGCTTCTATCTACAATAATAGAAATTTTACCCATTAACTCTGATATTGGTGTTGCTCCAAAATTAGTAATTAGTTTGTTTTTTGTGTTTTCATAACTATATGTTTTACCCAACAAATAATCATTGTGTTTTTCTAAAATCTTCGCAAAATTTTTATACATCTTTTGATTCTCGCTCTTAATGCGTAAATGTATAATAATAGGGTCTCCTGAATTAGGTGCACCTGATGTAGAAAACGCATTATTAATTATATTCTGTAGTATTTCGCTAAAATCAATAGAATTGAAGGTTTCTTTTATATGGTAATTATCTGATGTACTCGTTGCTACCACAGGTTTGTCATTAATAGAGTAAATTTCAAAATCCAAACCTCTAACTCCTTGCTTTAATAAATTGTTTAAAGAACATAGTGTAACATAATCATTTCTATATTCACCACCACTGCAACAATTATAAGCAGTTTTAATATAATAATCTCTTAAATTATATTTATAATTTTCATCTGATTTTTTAATTGTTAATATATTTGTATTAAGTTCTCCATACATAGTGTCCATTAGTGAGCAATTACGTGTTTTCATACTATCTGACATATTTACAAATATTAATATTCCAGCAATTAATCCTATGATTGCGCCAATAATAGGGTCTATTTTAATACCAAACAACGTCCAATTCATGCCCAATCCATCTGTAACGAAAGCACAAATTAGCATTAATATTGGTATTAATAATCCTCCCAAAAAATTGCCTGTTCCAGTATAATAGAAATAATATAGAAATGCGTATATAATTACAGAAAATACTAGTATCATTAATAATATAGTTGGCTCCATCTTTTATATAAGATTGTATAAATATTTTAAAAAATTAATGTTTATAAAATTAATGTTTTAACAAATATTATTAGTTAAAAAAATAATATGTTAGTATTATAACAATTAAATGCCTGGAGGTCTTATGAATCTTGTATCCGTTGGACAGCAAAATATTATTTTAAATGGTAATCCGTCTAAAACATTTTTTAAAACCACTTATGCTCAATATACAAATTTTGGTCTACAGAAATTCCGTGTGGATTTTGAAGGTTCTAAAACACTGCGTCTATCAGAACCATCTACATTTACATTTAAAATTCCTAGATATGCTGATTTGCTTATGGATTGTTATTTATCCGTCGCTATACCAAGCATTTGGAGTCCGATTATGCCGCCACAACAAGTCACTCAAAGTGACGGCAGCATTACATATACTGATTGGTCGCCATATGAATTTAAATGGATTGAGAATTTAGGAGCTAAAATGATTTCCAAAATAAGCATTACTTGTGGTAATTATACTCTACAAGAATACACTGGTGACTATTTATTATCAGCAGTTCAGCGCGATTTTACTGGCACCAAAAAAGGTTTGTTTGATACCATGTCTGGAAACATCCCCGAATTAAATGACCCGGCTAATGATGGGACTCATGTCAATTCATATCCAAATGCTTTTTATACGCCGGATTTAGCCGGTCCCGAGCCATCTATTCGTGGTCGCGTTCTATATATACCTTTGAATAATTGGTTTGGTCTCAAATCACAAATGGCATTTCCATTGACGTCACTACAATACAACGAGTTACAAATTGTCGTGACAATAAGACCGATTAGTGAAATATTTCAAATCCGCGACGTATTTGATACTGTAAATAATTATCCATATATAGCACCCAATTTTAACACCTGGTATATGCAGTTCTATCGTTTTTTACAACCACCACCAGACATTGAATTAGGAATAACATCTTACTCAGATACAAGAACAATGTGGAATGCGGATGTACATTTGAATTGCACCTATTGCTTCTTATCCAACGAAGAAGAACGACTCTTTGCTTTAGAAGAGCAGAAATATCTGATAAAGCAGGTTCATGAACAGCAATTCTTCAATGTAACGGGAGCAAATAAGGTAGCATTGGATTCGCTTGGTATGGTTTCTAACTGGATGTTTTATTTTCAGAGAAGTGATGTAAATTTAAGAAATGAATGGTCTAATTATACAAATTGGCCATATAATTATATGCCTCTAGATGTAGTAGATGCGTCGGCAACAGGAGACTACGTATTTTACAAGAAAGATGCTATGGGTAATTTAGTGCCATTTTATATTGGTCCAGGTGTTAACCCAGATGGAACTCCAACTGGCCTCCTAGTTACATCCAATTATTCGCCAGAAAACGAAAAATTAATTCTCATACAATTAGGTATCTTGTTAGATGGGTCTTATAGAGAAAATACACAGCCTGCTGGTGTCTACAACTACATTGAAAAATATACAAGGTCGTCCGGGAATGCACCGCCAGGAATATATTGCTACAATTTTGGAATTCATTCTAATAATTCAGATTTACAGCCGTCAGGGGCAATAAATATGAATCGTTTTAATCAAATAGAGTTGGAATTTAATACGATTATTCCTCCATTAGACCCATTGGCACAAAGTCTTGCAATATGTGACCCTCAAACAGGGCAAATTGTCGCAATAAATAAACCAACTTGGCGTATTTATGACTACAATTTTAATTTAACCCTGTTTGAAGAACGCATCAATATTGTTAATTTTATTGGTGGTAATGTGGGTCTGATGTATGCAACCTAAACAAGTCATTTTCTTTAAGTTAAAATTTATACTATATATTTATTAACTTAAAGTCGCGTTTGCCGGTGTTGGCCCAATATCATAGAACATTCCAGTTGCCGTTAGTGTTGGTTTATATACAGGAGTTGACCTATATTGCTCTGGTGCCGCCGCATATTCGTACGCTAATTCATCGTCAATTAGCTGTGCCTTGGCATTATATACAGGCTCCCATTTTTCATAACCCCTATAAGGTCGTGGCACTTGGGCATTTATATCAATTTGTGATGCAGCTGTGCCTATATCATAAGTTAACGCAGAATGCTGTGGGTTCTGATTGTAAATTAAACGCCCGGTAGCTAATGTGTCAGCTGGTACATATTTTTGAGGGCTCAATGGTTTAGACTGTTCTGCTACAAATTTATCATGAACTTGTTTCAATAGTGACTGACATCCGTCTTCATAGCAATCAGTATCTGTGGAACATTGTTTACCAGTTTTAGAACATTTAGCATTATAGCAAGCATTTTGGCAACCTTGAGAATCATTTAATGGTAAATTTACTGTACTAGTGTATTTGTTTATAATGTTTTTCATTGTTGTTGTTTCTGAATTATTATTTATTTCAAACCCTTCTTTACAAGAACAATCAGGTTCTGAAATGGAAAAAATAAATATAAAGGATAATATTATTCCTATTATTGTTATAAAAATATATTTATATAGACCATTATCAAAAAAAGTCTTACTATTAAAATTATTTGGATTTATCATTTATATAAATATATATATTAAATTTTATATATTAGGTAATCTATCTACAAAATTTAATATATATTTATTATAAATAAATGACAAATAAAGATAGAACAACTGACAATACTGAAAAAATATGGAAAAATTTTGGTAATTTTTGGAAAAATTTTAGTATTGGTTTTGCCGGAATTATTGTTTTTGTAATATTTGGCACAACTGGACTTTTTATGACCAAAGTTGCTCAAGTAATTGAAATTGAAGACGATAATGTAAATATAAATGAATTTAATAATAATGATAATAATAATAATAATAATAATAATGATAGCCCGGTAAGCATGACTACAACATATTTATTGGGATTGAAAGGATTTGCACTTTGGGATATGTTTCTTAACGACAAGGTTAAATTTGAACAGTTTGCTAAATTTAAACAAGATGAAGGTTTAATAAAAAATCCATTTGATAACCCTGATAACCCTGATAGTGATGATAATCCATTTAATACAACAACACCAATTATCAACGACATTTGTTACCACACATTGAGTTATGCAATGACCAAAAGTTTTAGTGGAATTAAAAAAACTTTTAAATTATTCACAAAATTAAATGAATCTACATTTATGTTTTTATTTGGAATGTTTGGACTTATCTTATTACCATTTTTTTTTATGTACAACTTTTTGATGACATTTGTCTCTATTGTAAAGTCATTTGGCACAGCAAGTGGAGATTTTTTTAAAGGGATAGATTGGGATAAAATAGCGGGGAAGACAAAAGAAGCAAATTCTGATACAAATGACAATGATACAAATGACAATGATACAAATGCTGATGATACAAATACCAATGATACAAATGCTGATACAAATGCTGATGATACAAATACCAATGATACAAATACCAATGATACAAATACCAATGATACAAATGCTGATGATACAAATGTGGATGATACAAATGCTAATGATAATACAAGTAATATTAATATTGGTAATAGTAGTCAGATAATTCTCAATGCTTTTAAAAATATATATATATTCTTACTTAAAGGACTTTATGTTTTTATTATTTTTGGTTGTATGATTATAACAATATTTGTTTTGCCTTTTATTTCAACATTTTGGTCTATTTTGAAAACATTGACTGCCAAATATGATTTGATGAATAAAAGTTGTAATCTAAGTTCTGATACAGATTGTAAAAAATATAGTAGTAACGATGGAAAAAGTGGTTTAGGGAGTTTTATTGCTGATGTATTTTTTAGAAAACATACATTATGGGTTGGTCTAACTATATTAAATTTATTTACTTATGCAAACACTTGGTTAGGTGATACGGGTATGACATCGGCATTTATTGCTGCAGTTGTTCTGGCAATTTGGCCTGGAATTTTTAAGACTTGCGTGTCAAAAGAAGACAAGGATATGTTTATCACACTTATTAAAACTGACAGTGTTTTGGAAAAAGAAAAAATAATTGGTGGATATAATATAACATCCTTATTAAAGGAATATAACACAAATATACAAGATGGAGAAATTCAAAAATTAATTACTAAGGAAAATAATAAGTCGCCTTCTTATCAAAATAAGGATACCATAAGCTTATTAAATGAAATTCTCAGTACAACTAAAGATGAACCTGAATTAAAAGACTTGAATAGGATTTGTAATAAATCACAATTAAAATGGGTTTTTAATTTATTACAGATTTTGCACCCGGAACTTAATTACTATGATGATGATATTGATGACGATATTGATGATGATGACGATGAATAATATTACAGTTAATTTCATAATCAAAAATGAATAACAATTAGACTCGTTTAAAAACAATTTAAATACTAATTCAATATATTAATTATTATTTAAAATGCCAAAAAATAAAAAGAAGAATAAAAATAAGAATAAAAGTAGAAATAAGGTTGAAACTGCCAACATTTTAGAAGAAGACTCTTCCGATTCAGAATTGGAACCATTGGTAAGCATTTGCACACCAACCTTTAACCGTAGGCCATTTATACCTTTTATTAAAAAATGTATTGAAAATCAGACTTATCCAAAATCACGCATTGAGTGGATTATTATTGATGATGGCACAGACCCAATTGGTGACCTGGTGGAAGGGATTGAATATGTGAAATACTTTTATTATCCGGATAAAATGCTTCTTGGAAAGAAACGGAATTTGATGCATAGTAAATGCTCTGGTGATATTATTATTTATATGGACGATGATGATTATTATCCCAAAGACCGTGTATCACACGCAGTTCAAACTTTATTAGAAAATCCAAATTTTCTTATTGCTGGTAGCAGCGAGATGCACATTTATTTTGATTCTAAAAATACGGTATATCAATGTGGACCATATAAAGAGTTTCACTCAACTGCCGCCACATTTGCTTTCAAAAAGGAACTATTATTACAGACTAGTTACAATGAGGAAAATGCTCTAGCTGAAGAGCGCCATTTTCTAAAAAACTATACGATTCCTTTAAAACAATTGGATACGCAAAAGTCTATCATGGTTTTTTCGCACAAGCATAATTCACTGAATAAAGAGAAATTATTGGAAAATATGGACGCAACCAGAACCAAGTTGTCTCAGTTTACAGTAGATGATTTTATTGATGATGCTGTGCTTAAACAATTTTATATGGTTGATATGAATGATTTACTAACAAATTATGAGCCAGGTAAGCCAGAATACAAACCTAAATTAATGGAGCAAATTAAAAATATGGAGTTGGAGCGGAATAAACGATTAGAAGACCATAACAAGATGTTGGAAGCGCAAAAACGTATCTTAAATCAGACACAAAATCAAATTCAAATAGGAGATGCACGAATAGCGCATTATGAGAAACAAATTGAAGATAAAGTGTGTATTATTAATGACCTATTAAAAAGAATAAAGGACTTGAATACAGAGCTTAATTATTATAAAGGTGTCACAAATAGTATTTAGAAAATAATACCAAGGAAAAATAATATATATAAAATAGTTTAAAGACAATATTATATATATGTATATACTAGAATAAAAAAATGCCTTATATTGACTATGCCAATGATGCCGCCTCCACTTCTTCTGACAATAAGAAGCCCAAATTGCCCTTAGATAAGAACTTTCATAGGGTTTACAGGACAGTTGTAGATGAGAAGAAGACTACTAAGTTGGATGATGGTAAGGTATATTACAAGAAGGCCGCTGTTGGTATTTATGGAAGCGGACCTATTGGCACAAGAATTCGCAATGCAGTCACTGGAACTAGATATAATTACCTTGTTGGGTCTGCTGACGAGGATTTTTTATATTCAGTTGCTTTGTGTACTGGTGAAAATGGTCTAAAACACTCTGTATCAATGTTTTATGACTCACCTGAGCAATATGAGAATCATATGAAGACAGAAGTTGATGCAGATTGGAAGGCGCAGTGGAGGGCACAACAAGTCTAAAATAAATGAAACTTTTACTTTGGGTATTGAAATCGCAAAAATTTTATAATAAATTTATTAATATTTTTATTATAAATTATAATAGTAAAAAACTTATTTACTAACTAGTTATTTACTCATCTAATTCAATATCAGATAATACGATATCCTCCGTTTCAGCTGCATCTTCCTTTGTGTATTTTTCTAAATACCGGTAAATTCGGTTTATATCAAGTTTTGATATTTCGTAATTTTCAAACAATTGTGTAATTTCTATATCTCCAACAGGATACTTATTTTTTATATTAAGAAAAAAGGCATACATATCTTTTTTATCCATTCCCAATTGCTGACATAAATTCTGTATAAATATGGAATTATTGTATTCAGTGGAATATTTTGTTAGTACCTTTGTAAACCGAACCTCAGATGGATTGTATTTTTGTTTGTTTGAATTTGTGTTTGTATAGGTTTTGTGATATAATCTATTATTATTAAATGTCTTTATTAGAGAACTCATTTCATTAAATTGCCATATTTGTTTTTGAAATGTGACACGGTCAATATAGTCAGCAAAGCACATATTATCAAGTATTTTCATATAAAATGGTATTGAATCCTCCTTTTTATGTTTTCCAATAACATCAATAATATTCTCGTGATATAATAGACCTACAATAGTCCTGTCTGTTTCATTCATAATTGTTAGATGGTCTTCTAACAAATAATTGTTATTTATCAGTTTTTTTGCTATTTGTCGCGTATCATCATTATACGACTTCATTAAAAATATATTCTGGATAATATTATTATTCAATATATCCTGCTTGTTTTTGTATAGTTCATAAATTGTTGTTAGTTTTCGCAAATCTCCTTGAATAAAATTTACAATGTTGGGTTTTATAGAATTATCAATTGCCGGAACAACCTGGTTTACTATATTAGCCATCTGAACTTTTGTAGGTGTCTTCAGTTCAATTACATTACAAACCTTCATTAGCTCTTTGATTTTTTTATCCATATGATAATTGCCAATACAAATAATTGGATTCATTGTAATATCTTCTAAGCGCTGTTTTTTGGTTCTTTTTGGCCTGATAATTTTGATTAATGAATTAATTCCACCTTTATCGCCATTATTCATTCCATCAATTTCGTCCATTATAATCGCAATTCTCTTAACCTTCTTATGAAACATACTCATAATATTTTTATCCGACATATTGTGCTTGGTAATGGTGTCAATAATAGATTTGTTGCGAATATCTCCTGCGTCATATTTGACAATATCATAGTCTAATTCTTTCAATATATTAATGACAAATGTTGTTTTTCCTGAGCCTGGGTCGCCATAAATATAAATGCCTTTTTTGGTTGTTAAATTAAGCTTTGTTTGTTCAAAATTTGTTAGTATATCCTTCATTTTACTTACTTCTTCTTGCCTTTCTAATAAATCATTTATATTAATCATCTCCATTTAATATATTTGATTAGGTTCTTTTTATGTTGATTTTTACTAAATCCAAGTTTTTCCAAAATTTGTTGCAATAAGGCGCGACATTTATGTGAATTGTGGTCAATACAATAACTATTTAAGAATACCAAATAATTCACATAAATACAATCCTTGTTTAAATAATTTCTTAAATTTGTCCATCTATCAAGATTATCAACTAACAAACGACTAAATACAAAATCATGGTCTTTCCGAATAATGCTTCTAATATATTCTTCAATATTTTTATTATGAATAGAAAGGTATTGTTGTAGTAACTTGTGACACGATTCATATAATTCCTTGGTCCAAAATAATTTTACAACTGGCGGCACATAGGATTCAATAAGTGAAACTAACTCATTGGGTAATTTGTTTATATTATTTAGTAACTGTTTTGATTTATTTGAAAACATTCTAGATTATAGCAACGTGTCTTAATTTATATTATAAATAAATTTTTAAAATATAAATTTATAAAATTGATTTTGTTAGTTTATATTATTTAAGAGCTAGTAGGAGTTTTTGTGTTACAGGGGTTTTCAACACCGTATGTAATTCCATCCCACGTTACATCACAACGTTTCGCCCAATTATATTTAGAACAAGTGCCATTTTCAGCATTAAATGGCGAGATATCAAAATTCATTGGATTTTGATTACCAGTGCTAGGTAAATTACATTTGCCTAAACTTTTGGTATTATAGCAAGCCTCTCCATTGCCTTTTAAATCAACCCAATAATCAGGGCATGCACCTACAACTGGAGGCCAAACCATTTTTGAACTAGAATTAGACAGTGATAATCCAATTACTGCTAATAAAATGATTAGACCAATTATGGCAATTACTAGTATTATTTTTTGAAAAGACATTTCCATTATATAAAATAAATAGATATTTTTTTATATATAATTATATATTATGAATACTAACAAAACTGGCAATAGAAATACAAATACAAATAATGGTCTAAACAATGGAAAGGCAAATGGCCGTGTTGATATTTTAAATCCTCCTGATATTGCACAACTCTTTCAAATGTATGACAAAATTCCGGCAAACCAATGTACCACATTTAGGAATGCTACTATTGGTCAATGGGATGAAACACAATTATCCACTGCTTACTTTTCTAAAGAAAATATACAAATTTTGCAAAATGGAATAAGAGCTGGTGTTTATAAAATGTCTAATGGACAATACACAATTGGACCGCAAGATTGTGACAGTTTGAAGATTATTATGCGGGCTGTTTTTCTACAGTATTCGGCTAATTTGGAGCAAAATATTGCTGGACAGATTCAACAATTAAATCAAATGGTATTGGATTATGCAGTGCCAAAGGTTTACGGTGAAGCACAAGGGTATGTAAAGTATTTACACGATGCGAGCACATTGGTTGTGCCTTTAGCCGCACCTGTTTGTGACTCACAATTTGATAAGCGCAATTATAAAATGCCAAAGTGGTTTTAAAACGCAGCAAAAAATAATATTATAAATTAGTATTTAAAACCAATCTAATTTATAATATTATTTACAATGATTTCAAGGTCTAGACAATTGTTAACAAATTATATTGTAAAACGCCCTTATTGGACTCCAAATATAAATACAAATCAAGGATTTATAGATTATGAGAAATATCTTCAAGATACCTATGCTAAAGACAAGCAAATAAACGATATTCATATGTATTATAAGCATTTGAGTAATGCTAACGCGGAACAAACTAGAGATATGAAAAAAATTATATCTAATGTGTCTGCAATAAATCAATCCATAAATGACCAAACATACTGGATTTTCCACAGTGTATTACTTTCCTATGTAGGGCTATTTACATACATTTTTAAACTTTAGGTTATAAGTTAAATAAATATAATTACTTTATGTATTATATTTATAATGATAAACATAAATAATAATAGAAAAAAACATAAACAAACAAGACGGGTAAATTATTTAAAAAAACCACATGGGTATTTAGATTTTGTAAATACAGACATTTATCAGCAACAAGGCAAATTTGGAATGGGAACATATGCAGGTAAATTAATCCCTGAAGGTAGTATTATTATTAAAGAACATCCTCATAATCTTGATATTAAAAATAATCAAAATATTAGTTGTAATACATATCACTATAAACTTATTAAGCATCTTTTCAATAAACATAATAAAAAATATATGGACTTGGTGCCTTTAAAATTAGATGATAATATAGGGTTTGATGAAAATACTGATTACAACAAGAAAAAACATATGAAATATTTTCCAGAATTAACTGAGGACCAGATGAAACTCTATTTTATGAAATATAAACATAATGTATTTTTATTTAATAATCAACCTAGTATATTATTTTTTTCTGCGAAAATAAATCACAGCTGTGAGCCAAATTGTATATATTATAAAAGCAATGATAATTGTATGATAATTGAAACTATACGTGAAATTAATTATGAAGAAGAACTATTTATACCTTATATTGATTTTACTGCTCCCAAAGAAGATAGACAAAAGTTACTGAAAGATAAATATGGATTTGATTGTAGTTGCGAAAAATGTAATCGTGAAATCTAACTTTAGGCTTCTTCTAATTGGAGATTGATTTTCTTAGCACCTCCTATTTTCTTTGTTACCTTACCCTTGACTACTACTGATGACTTGCCTTTTTGAAGACCATTAATTGCAATATCTCGCTCCATTCTGTAATTAGTATATTCCTGCTCCAATGCTGACAATTCTCTTAACCACATTTGTTGGCAACTTGTCGCCTTAATTTCAGCCAATTCATTTTGCTTCCTCTTATGCTCATTCATTAACTTATCCACATTTTCATCAGAGACTGCATCCATTGGCATTCTGACTAAATATTTATATTCTTCATCTACAATTGAATCACCTGTTACAATCTTATCATATCCCTTATCCTGAAGAAGCTTAATAATTTCGTCCTTCTTCTTCTTACGCAAATCAATGCTGCCACTTAGAACCTCTTGAATATATCTGACTTTATTAGACAATACAACTAGCTCTTTTTCCAAGACATCAATTAAATATGCCTTTCTTTTACCATAATATACCAATCTGGTATCAAAGAAATCATCAATAATTTCACTTACTGCGTTGTATTTGGTCAACTTGTCTTCGGAATTAAACAGATTCATATTAGTTGTGCTACTAGTGTTATATAGTTTTAAAACCTTCTCTAATCCGTTGCAGCCATAGTCGCCCTTTGCTTGTTCAAGCTCTTCTAATTTACCCTTGTTAAAAGTGATAATAAAATCAACATTTGTGTCCTTACTTTTATCGTCATATTCCTTTACATAAGGTGATGTCTTTTTCTTTTCCTTTTCCTTGGTACCCTTATTGTCCTTATCTTTTTCTTCTTCCTCTAGCTCCTCTAGAAGCTCTTTAAAATCCTCTGTCCAGAAACCAACTGGCAACTCAGTGACACGAATTTTGCCCGGACCCAGTTTCTCATAAGTGCCTTTGAACAAATATCTACTATCACCGACCTTAGATATAGAGCCATTAAAACCCTCATAATACGGCATGAATTCTATTGAACAAAGACCTTTAGTCTCAGTCAACTTGTTCTTTAGATACGCAATAATATCTTTTGGATTATAACACATAATTTCAGTACTGAAACCAGTACCAATTCCTTTTGAGCCATTCACTAAAACCATCGGAATAATTGGTACATAGAATTGTGGCTCAACTGGAGTTCCATCATCTGATAAATAATTTAGTACATGGTCATCTTGTTCCATAAATATGAAACGCGTTATCTTCTCCAGACAAGTAAATATATATCTGGGCGATGATGCGTCTTTGCCGCCCTTAATTCGCGACCCAAATTGTCCCGATGGAACGAGCAAATTCACATTATTGGACCCGACAAAATTCTGCGCCATACCTACAATTGCCTGATTTAGCGATTCCTCGCCATGATGGTAGCACGAATGCTCGGATACATAGCCGGAAAATTGCGCCACTTTGATTTCTGATGAAAGACGCTTTTTAAACGCGGAATACAAGATTTTTCGCAATGATATTTTTTGTCCATCCATCAGATTTGGAATGCTGCGGTCGCAATCATATTTAGAGAAATGAATTAGTTCCTTATTAATAAACTCTTCATAAGTAATCATTGGCTTGCTTGTGTCTACATAACTCTCTCTATCGTAAACGTTTTCCAACCAATCCTTTCTATCATCTGCTCGCTTCTTATTGAATACCATATCAATCGCATCATCACTTGACTGTGTATGTTCAAATCCAACAAAACGCTTCTCCTCAAAATACTCAACAAACTCGTTTTTCGTGGATGTGCCTAAACCCTTGTAATATTTGATATTCCATCCTTTTGTATCAGTTGTTGCGCTATTTTTCCAAGTATTGTATTCGCCATCATTATAAAACTTGAGTTCTTGTTGGCCTTTTTTTGCCTTCAAAATGGGCGTGTTCATAAATCCAATGAATCCTGGAATATGCGCTAAAGAGACCCATTCATTCTGGAACAAATTAATACACAAGCCTTTAATATGCGAACCATCTAAATCCTGGTCAGTCATAAATACGACCTTGCTATATCGTAATGATTTATTTACGTCTTCTAACGATGTGTATGTTTTGCCACTTTCAAGTCCGAGTATCTTCTTGATTTCAGCAATTTCCTTGTTTTCAGACACTTTCTTCTGTAATTCACCTCTGACATTCATCACCTTGCCTTTCAACGGATATACTCCAAATATGTTTCTATCTTCAGATGAAAGTCCAGATATGACTCCGGTTTTGGCTGAATCTCCCTCGCAAAAGATTAGAACGCAGCTAGATGATTTCTCAGTACCAGCCCAATTCGCATCTGTCAGCTTTGGAATACCACGGATTGACTTGGACTTAGTTCCATCAGTCTTCTTTGCGGCCTTATTTTCTTTTACTTCAGTGATTTGAAGTGCTGCATCCATTACACCCATCTTTGCAACCTTTTCAATAAATTTATCACTGACGTCACACTTTGAACCAAATTTGGACGACGGAGTATTCATAAAGTCCTTGGTCTGACTGTCAAATGCCGGATTTTCAATGTCGCATCTTATAAACAGAACAAGTTGCTCTTTGATAGAATTCGGATTCACTTTGACCTTCTTCTTCTTCTCAATAAAGTCGCACAACTTCCTTGTGATTTGTCCTAAAATATATTCAACATGTTTACCACCTTTTGCCGTATGAATTCCATTTACAAATGAGACTTGAATAAACTCATTGTTTGGTGTAAGGGCAACAGCATATTCCCATCTGCCAACTGAACCGTCATCTTCATAAACTCTAGGTGCCACCGATTTGTCACCAATATACAAGTCAATGTATTGCTGAAAATTCTTCACTGGAATAAGCTGAGAATTATACTTGACTTTTATAGATTTGTCAGTGACTGCGGAAATATCGTAAACACGCTTTTTCAATAGAGCAATTAAGTCAGGACTTAGACCTTCAATTCCAAGGCGCTTGTAATCCGGCTTGAATGTAATTTTTGTATACGGTCTTGTCTTACATTTAGTAATTGTAGGTTTACAAATTTCATCCAAATTGTTCTTGAATTCTTGAACATATTTGAGACCACGAACATGGTCAACTGTTTCAACTGAACCGTATGTAGACCAAATTAGAACCAATTTGAAACCGAACCCGTTCTTACCGCCAACAATCTTCTTTTCATCTTTGTTGTAATTTGTGGATGTTCTTAGGTGTCCAAAAATCAGCTCTGGAATGTAAACCTTGTATTCAGGATGCTCTGCTACATCAATGCCGTTTCCATCATTAATCATAACAATTGTACCATCTTCCTCAATTGATATGTCAATACAAGAAACAGGAATACAATTAGGTTGCCCTGCTTTAATTGCGGCATCCATACGAATCACATGGTCTCTACAATTTACAACGCCTTCATCAAACAACTTGAATAGACCTGGAATATAAGTCATATTTTTTTCAACAATTTTTTCATTCACTCCTTTCGCTTCTAATTCATTTACTCCTTTCGCTTCGCTTAAAACCCAAAGATTCGCTTCCACTTTTTCAACGGAACCAATATAGGTGTCCGGATTATCCAATATGTGCTGCTTATCAGTTTTTTGCTGGTATTTTAAAGAGAGGTCTTGGTCTTCCATATTAATATTAGGTTTAGAAGTCTTGCTCATTTTGTTTATTCTATTATACATTCTAAAATTATGTTTATATATTTTTCAATTTTATTCCTTTTAATTTTAGACTGTTTATATTTTGTATAAAAGAAATATAGATACAAATGTCTGGATTGAATTTTCGTCCTGGAAAAAAAGGAGGATTAAGGAAGGCTTTAAATAAATTATTTTATTGCCAGACTAGAATAATTCCAACACCAGAACCTAAGTTTCCTTTTACTGGTAGTGGATTCACGTATACATTTTCAGAAAATATGTATACAATTGTATTTAAAAACAATGGAAATATTACTTTTACAAATGATTGTATTATTGAATATATAATTGCTGGTGGAGGTGGTGGAGGTGGTGCTGCGGGTACAAATCCAGGTGGTGGTGGTGGTGCTGGTGGCGGAGGCGGCGGCGGAGAAGTTATAAATAGTTTTCAAAACATTACAAATAATCAATTGATTAATATTGTTATTGGAAATGGCGGAACAGGGGGCGTTTCAAATACAAGTAATGGACAAAATGGACAACAAACAGCTATTATATCTGCGTTATTTACAATAGCAGCAAATGGTGGTTTAGGAGGTGGACGGGGAATTAACGCTGATGGCGGAAATGGCGGCAACAGTGGTTCTGGCGGTTTAGGAGGAAATGGTTCACAAACGCCCAATATTCCAGCTACAAGTGGCACAAATGGTGGTGGAGGTGGAGGAGGTGGATATTTTCAACTTAGTGGTAAAAATGGTGCTATAAATAATCAAGTGAGCGTGTCATTATATGGTGCAGGTGGCGGTGGTGGTGCTGGCAATAACTTTAATGCTTTTGTAGCTAATGGGTTAGGAGGTAATATTTATGCAGGTAATGGTGGCAACCAAAACATTGGAGCATCGGCAACTAGTAATTATGGCGGTGGCGGAGGTGGTGGAGGCATTTTTAGTTTTGTAAATTATTCTGGTGGAAATGGAGGGTCTGGTTTGGTAATCATTTATTTATTTGTTCCTTCTAATCCAAATCCAAGTTTAGACCCAAATCATAACTGTATACCGTGTGATGGAATTGGATGTATACAGGAAAAAGCAAGTCAAATTAAGTCGGGTAATATTGAGCCTATACAAACACAAAGCGCCAGAATTACACAATTGGCAACGCAGCGTTTAGGAGGTCGGACCATTTTTGGAGATATAGGCCTTGGGTTAAGAACAAACAATACATATTTAGGAGGAATTGAGGGACAACCTGGAGGCAGTCCAAGACCATTAAGAAACAAATTTTGAATCTTTGATTTTACTGTTTATGTTTCTGTTTTAATCTTTATAAAATATAATTTTTTCTTATTATATTTTATAATGAGTTATAATTCAATCATTGGTTCTCGCGCTGAAGTGTGGCACGGTAGTGCTAAAAAGACATCGGGTGGCCTTACAAAGGCTCAGCTTATGAAGAACAAGTCTGGACGCATTGTTTCTAAAAAGAAGCACTTTTCCGCCAAAAAGGACAATCGTCTTGTTAAGGCAGGTTACAAGACAAAGAAGGGACAATTTGGGTTTGTCAAGGTTGGCTCTAAGAAGCGCGGTAGAGGTAAGAAGATGAGAGGTGGACAATATTCACGTGACAACGGACCTTTATCTCGTGTCTTTACTGGTGGGGCTCCTTATGGTAGCATTTTTTCTCCTTCTGATATTGCTCCTGGAGATAACATTGCCGGAGCAAATATTACTAATTTCGGTGATAGCTCCACAAACGTCCATTTGCGCGCTAGTATGGCTGGCGGCAAAAAACGTAAAATGAGAGGTGGAACAACTAGTAAAATGTCACCGTTAAGTCCCATGAATGTAAATAGTTCTGAAGCTCGCGTTTTAATTGCGTAAATTTATTGATTATTATTCCACTCTGAACTAACAAACTTCTCATATTTTATATATTCATTAAGCTCATGACAAACATATTTTTCAAAGAATTGTTTGCTGACAATTGGTAACAGTCGGGTATTGCTACCCTTATCTACTAATTGTTTTACTTGACAAAATGACTTGTAACTTTTATACAATTCATCAAATGATATTAAGTCATTCTTCTTCTTGATATTATTTACATTACTCTTATAGGTTTCCAAGAATTTCAAAACATCATCGTGTTTGGACCACAAATTACACGAAATGTTTGTAATATATTTGTTGTCAATGACTTCCACTTGTGGTGAAAAATAATGGTGAATCATTTTTATAATATCCTTATCCGAAATGGATACATTTTTGTAATCTGAAATCTTATATAATGATGTGATTTCGTCAATTTCATATTCGTCGTCTATTACATTCATACTTTCGCTTGCGATTATAGTAATATGTTTCTCCCAAAAGGCTAAAAAACTGCTTACTGATGGTAAATATTTGCTAGTAACATTTAAAAATATTGGTTCCTTATTTACTGTATCTTCTTCTGTTGAAGTCTCAATAAATGACAATCTTGCCTTAAGTATATCCTTCAAATTGTTAGTATATAGCATATTTGGAACATTAATACTGGACAAATATAACTTCCATATGTAATGCATATTTTTCCACGATAATGTGTTTACGTTGTTATTATTAGAATTAGTTTCCATTTGTTTTACATTTATACATTGCTTTATGAAATTGTCCACAATTTTCTCTGTTGTATTCTGACAAAAGAATTGCGAATATTGTTTGACTTGTTCATCTGCCTTTGTTAAAAGATAATTATCGGAATTTATATATCTCTCGGAATAATGTGCCGCAATACAAAGCAAATCAATGCCTATTTTGTTCAAAGCATCTTTAATTAAATCGTAGGATATGGCATTTTCATTGGTCTTAATTAATCTGTAATTGGTTATATTGTGACTCTCATGATACTTGGAAATAAAATTATTCATAATTGAGTTACCAGTTGTAACATAGGCAATGGAATCAATGAGTAAAATCAGCTTCTTGATATTCGCATTGATAAAATACATTGTTGTTGTTGTAATTGAATTCTTTTTCAAAACACAGTCACCAATAACAGTAAGGAAATACTTGGCTTCTGTTCTTGATTCAAAGATGGTCTGTAAAAATCCCAGAACATTCTGGATTGTGTATGTTTCTGGGACAGATTTGAATAGAGTCCGTTCCTTTATTTGCTTGATAATGGTCTGCTTTGTTTTGTGTTTCCATGCCATCAATTTGCCCTCATCGGTGATTGTAGACAGTAAATGGTGATGTATATCGTCATCTTTTATGATGCTATATGTCTTACCATCATATACATAATAGATGTTATTATACGGCATATAAAAATACTGATGTTTACTTAGATAAACCTTGAAGAAGTTATCTTGTTCCATTGTTAGTTCATTCATTCTTAAAACCCTTTCTTCGTATTTTTTATTCTCAGCATCTAACAAATTTGGTAAATTGGTTATAAATGTTTGCATTCTGTTTATCATATAGGGGCTATCTTTGTATCTGTTATATAGGTCTACAACTGTATTAAACACTTGTGTTTGCATTTGTTCTAAATTGTTTATATTGTCTACTGATTCTTGTGCCATTTTAAATGTATTATAATTATTATATTGGTAATTTGTGTTTAAATTGTTTTAATTTATTTTATTATGTGTCTATATAGTAAATAATATGAAAACAAGGTCAATAACACTCCGATATTTGCCTAAAAGGTTATCCAGGAAGGATAAAAAGACGCAATTAAAAATGATTAGAAAATCTAGGAAAATGTATAAAAAAGGCGTTTATTTTACAAGAAAACCCGTCAAGTCATTTACAACAAAAACGTCTAAACATATTTTAGTCGCCAGAAAAATGTATAATATAGAAAATATTGGCGCAAATGAAGAACTTGCTAAAAAGTCGGGTTGTTCCTTGGTCGCACTTAAGAAAATTGTTTCAAAAGGGGAAGGAGCTTATTTTTCATCCGGGTCCAGACCAAATCAAACTGCGCAATCTTGGGGCAACGCACGTTTAGCAAGTGCTTTAACGGCAGGAAAAGCAGGTGCCGTTGATTATAACATTTTACATGATGGATGCAAAGTGGGCTCCAAAGGCTACAAAATGGCCGAATTGGCTAAACGTAGATATGGACATGGACAACGCAAAGCGGCAAAAGCTTCTATTTAAGAATTTTAATTTTTTGTTGTTTGTTTTAAAATTTAGAAAATATATTAATTCTAACGCATAACTATTTAAAGATTTGCGTTTAAAATTACTTATATTATAGAAATAATGGCTACTTTTACAAATAAAAACTCTGTGTCTAATGACAACAATGTGTTGACTATTAAGACAGTGCAAATTGCCCCCTTTCGGACTCTAATGACTGCCTTAAAGGATATTCTTTTAGAGACCAATATTTCGTTTCAACCCGACGGTATTCGTATTATTAATATGGACAAGTCGCATACTATTTTAGCCCATTTGTATTTAGCGGCACAGAATTTTGAATCTTATGAGTGTAAAAAGGAGAAGATTATTATTGGCGTGAATATGTTTCATCTTTTCAAGCTGATTAACTCCATTGACAACGATGATACATTAACTATTTATATTGAGAATAGTGATTATCACGACGGAATTGTTTCTCACTTGGCACTAAAGTTTGAGAATGGTGATATTAAGCAATGTAAGACGCAGAAACTCAAGCTCATTGAGCCTGAGCCTGAGGAGCTTGAGTATCCAGATGTGAAGTTTTCATCGGTTATTAATTTGCCTTCTGCTGATTTCCAAAAGATTATTCGTGATTTGTCGTGTATTTCTGATAAGCTGGAAATCAAATCGGTCGGAAATGAGCTTATTTTCAAGTGTCAGGGACAGTTTGCATCAGCTGAAATTCATCGCGCTGAGGCAGATGGCTCAATGGGCTTCATTTTGAAGCAAGATTCGTCTAAAATCATTCAAGGCGAGTTTTCTCTTAAGAACCTTGGCTACTTTATTAAGTGTACCAACTTGTGCTCCCAGATTGAGCTGTATTTGGAGAATGATTTGCCGCTAGTTGTAAAGTATGATGTAGCTAGTTTGGGGTCCATTCGTTTGTGCTTGTCGTCTCTTCCTTCAGTTTAAACCTTCGGTTTAATAAAAATTAAATTATAGTTAAAATGTTGTATTTATATTCTAACTATATTCTAACTATATTCTATGTCATATTCAAGTTACACTAATTATTTAGGGGCACAAAAGTGCTGTAATAATTCATCCGGGTCAAAAGGTGCGCAAGGCGCTCAAGGTGCACCTGGTCAACTCGGACCTAGAGGGTTTCAAGGATACACTGGAGCAACGGGTTCTACAGGAGCGACAGGAGCTCAAGGCGATACTGGTCAATCTGGTTTATCATCAGGATTATTATTGTACATGAATTATAGCGAATCTACAACAATTGACACATTTACTACATCGTCTAATCCGGCACTACCTGGAGATGTTAATCCTCCAGCTACTGAACCTTTAGACCCTATTTTACAAACAATTTCTCCTGACCCTGTGCCACCTATTTTTATCAGACATTTGTCTACAAGTCCCACAATGGCACCACAGTCTTCAGTTCGGCAACTATATTCTGTACCAGGGGAAGAAGATTGGTCTACACAATTTGCGATACCTCTTTCTGAATTAAATAATCCTACATTTATCCCTCCTGGTATGTGGGATATGAATTTATATTGTAATAAAGATGCTGGAACGGATGTAATTCAACATTTTAGATTATATGGCTACAATCCTGTTGGACCCGTTTTAGACGAATTGGTGCCCGGTGGGTCTGGATATGATGGAGCAACAGTAATTAGTCCTTCAATAGCATATAAAACAATATCCATGTTTGTGCCTAGTATAGACATAACAGGATATACAGATATTGTTGTAATTGTTACGGGAAAGAGTATGACTGGAGGTTTAAACCAAATTGGGACTACTTTTTATGAGTCTCCTATTACTTATTCTCATATTTATACAACATTTACTGCGCAAACAGGTGTTACTGGACCACAAGGCGCGCAGGGTGCTACAGGTGCTACA